TACGGATATTCAAAGATTGTTATTTCTCAAATACAATATCAGGGAACAGACGGAACTCCGGTAAATGCTGATAGTTGTTTTGGTGAGGAAAGAATAAGGCATTTGATCCAGGGGGAAAGATTAACAGCCGGCACAGGAACAATCGGTAACAGATTTCTCTTATTTACGAGTAAAAATCTTTTTTACTATGATCTTGATGATGAACAGAAATTAAGAATAAGGGAAAATTTCGAAAAATATCTCTATAAAGGCACATACGGATTAAAGACAGTTTGTAAAGCTCAGGTTGGAGGGCAGTTTGCAGGAGTATATTGGCTTGCCAATGACAGTATTTACAGATTCTTAGACAATCAGCCGGAAGATATATTATTTCAGCGCTGGAAAGAGACTTATCAGGAAATGTCTGAATCAGATAAATCCGCAGCCGTAACAGGATTTAATGCTTTGACAAAGGATGTTTACTTTAAAATCGGTACAAAAGTGTATATTTGGAATATTCTTACGGAGGGTTGGAAAATATATTCATATTATGACGTGCCTGAGTGTATGTTTACAGCAAACTCCGGTGATCTGTATTTTACAAAAGGTCAATATATCTTTAAAACAGAACCTTATACAACTGAATTGAGGACTGATCAATCTTCGGCAGGTCCAAAGTCCATACCATTTTATTTAAGAAAACGGCTTACTCATGGTTCCCAGGTAATTAATAAGATCCCTGACAGAGTGGATATGATCTTTGAATTGGAATCTCCGGAGGAGGGCGAAGATCCTCTTTCATTACCGGCTAATCTTATAATTCAGATAGGGAAACATGGATCTGTTACGGATATTTTGAATAAGGAATTTGGCGGCGCAAGTACATTTAAAAGAAGTTTTTTAACTGCATTGAGGGTAAGAGCTAATTATTATGATGTGAAATTAATGTCTGATCCTGACACAGAGGAAAATATATTAAGATTCAAATTACATGAATTAATAGTCAATGCTAAGATCGGCGCAAGGGATTTAACTAAAATATAATAAAATGAAAACAAGATTAAGCGATTATTTCCCACAAAAAGCGAAAGCGGTAAAAAAGGCATCTGCATTTAAGAATAGGGAAGATATGGCAATGATTGATGAAAAAATGCCGGAATTAGGATTTAAGAGATATACTCCGGGACAAACAACAGGTAAAAAACCGAGAGCAGAGAAAGGAATTAAAAAGAATAAATGAGTACAACTGATAAAAATATCATCCCTGAAAAAAATATTAGGGAGGCGATCAAGGAAGTTGAGAAGATTGCAAAAGAGGGTGTTTCCGGCAATACAGTTATTCACAAAAAAGAACTGACAAGAGCAGACGTTGTAAAGCTGGATGAGGGCAGGCCTTACATTGATCAGTTACCTGACGGACAGCTCAGGCTAAGGTACAGATGTGGCAATAAAATGTATCATATTCCAATGACTGAAACAGACCTGACATAATGAAAACATTTAATGATTTTTTCCCGAAACCGGCTAAAAAAGTACCGGATAAGCAGAGGGAACCGAGATATAATCCGATTGCCGAAAGAAAAAGAGGGGACAGGATTTATACGGACAGATTTAAGAATTTCAATCCGAGATTCGATACTCCTGATCTGACAAAGAGATTCAAAGCTGGTAAAGGCAATAAAGCAAACAATAAACAAAATTCATTAATCAGTAAATAAACTAAAATGAAAAAGAGATTAAGAGATTTTTTTCCTCCTGCAAAGCCAGGGTTATCCACTACTCCGACTGAGGAATTAAAAAAAAGAGTAAGTAATCAGCCAAAAAGGTTTCCTGATAAGATTTATAAGTCCGGATCTGTAATTGTAAGGGATGATCAGGGAAACTTAGTTCAAAAGAAAAAAGCAAAAGCTAATTTTAATACTCCTGTAATTACACAGGCTAAAAACAGATTTATTAATGAGCCTTTTAATAGCAAGGGGGAATATTACGGAGATTACAATCCTCCAAAAAGAAAAACAAAGAAAAAATAATTATGGAAAAACCTTGTATTATCCTGGAAACAGATGATGATATTGCAATCCATGATGTGATTTATTCCAAAGTTAATCCGGAGTATAAAACTATGGTAGTAGCTTTTGAGATCCGGAAAGTTGATAAAAACGGAATAGTGGAGGAATATTACATCAGGGCATCTAACGGAACCGGAGACGTGCTTTATTATCATCCTATGGAAGTTGCAAAATTAAAAGTAAACGTTTAGAATCGTTTTAAGCGACTATAACGGATAAGGCAGTAAGAAAGTAGCCTGTTGCTTTGTTAAGGGCAGGCGTAAGAGATAAACTGAATAGAAACTAATTTTAAAAGAGGTTTAAAATGAAAAAGCCAAAATTCAGATTTGAGATTCATAAATCCATGAAAAACGGCGAGTTCTTTGTAAAGCCAATCAGCCGTAACGGAAAAGAAGTTTTCAAGGAAACATATAAAACTAAGCCGAAAAAACAGCTTATTAGCTTTCTCAAAGCAATTGGAGAGAATGATTATGAAATAATTGATCTTTCATTGCTTGATAAAACAAAGGGTATTTTTACCGATGATAAAGCAATAGCTAAAATTTCAGGCGTTGATTTCAAAAAAAGCAAAATTAAACTAAAATGAAAACATTACTTAAAATCGCTTTAATTTTATGCATTGAACTGTTAATCCGTTCTTATATACCGGATTCCGTAGTTCAGCTTGCCTGGATTCCACTTGCCATTGGGGCCGGATTAGGGCTTGCCAATGCTTTTTTCGGAAGTTCAGACAGAAGAAGTTACAGCAAAGCGGATATGGAAAAGTACGGATATAGGGACTTTGATCCGACTAAGGCAAAGGGTGATCTGGCACGAATAACATCAGCCAGGTTAAAAGGCAGGCGAGCAGGAATTTCAGCGCAGAATCAACAATCAGGACTTAATAATCCGACTGATGTATATTCGAATGAGGAGGATTTAGTTAATGCACAGATGCAGGGAAACATTAATATTGATGCACAGGACCGCGCAGAAGAAAATCAGATTGCAATGAATCTGTTTAATATGAATGAATCTCAGCCACAGGATGATAATTTCTTTGAAAAATTCTTATCTGCAGGTGTCTTGGGCGCAAATCTTGGATACAGAGGACAGGAATTAGCAGATAAAACATTGCCGGGTACGGATGACGGCGAAGATTCTCCAATTACAGATGTAACAGCCGGCAATCAGGGAAACACTTTATCAAGCATTTTTCCAATGCCAGGAACTCAACAGTCTGATCAGTTCGGCAGTTTTCTAAATACATTGACAGAGGCCGAAAGAGAAAAATTATTTAAGGAACTGAAAGGGAACAAACCATTTTTCGACTATCTTGGCAGTAATAATATCAGAAGATAATTAAATTCAAATAAAATGCCTACACGTGAATTAAAAGCATTGCGGGATAATTTACCACTGATCAATGAACTATTCGGTCATGTTGATAATGCTATTGTTAAAGATAATTATTCGGAGGCGTTGAATATTCTTAACGAAAAGCATAAAAGCGATACGGATTATATCAAATGGAAAAGCATTAATGACAAAATGCGTGGTATTTCCTTATCCGAAGATGAGGGATATAATGTAAATAAAGGCATTAATTATACTGATCCCGAAATAAAGAATACTGAGGCTTATAAGAAATTTTCGGAATATCTCACAAATACAATTCCCTCTCCTGCAGAAACAACTGCAATGACTGAGGGCAGACGTGAACAGGGAACAGGACAGGGAAATGTATCTCCGACAGGACAGCTCAGCTTTGAGGATTTCATTTCACGTGATCCGGTCATGCAGAATGAGATCAATGCGAAATTTATGAAAGAAACAAAAACTCCGCTTACAGAAGAAGAATACCGCAGGAAAGAGTTTCAAAAAGCAGGTTTGACAGATGAAGATATGAATTTCTATGGAACATATAAGCCTCCGTTTGCATCAGAATACAACAAGGAATTAACTGATTTCTTTACTGAATACCAGGATAAGTTGGATTCCTCCGGATCTTACGGCAATAAATATCAGAAATTACTTGCCGAAAAATTAGGCAGTATGCAGAGAACAGATGAACAGCCGATGAAAAAAACACATCAATTCCATGACGGATATGAATTTACGTATGATGAATACGGAAATCAGATCGGAATTAAGAAATTACCGGAAAAGGAAAAAGACTTTAAATTATCATCAGATGCAGAAATTAAAGAATATACCGATGCAGACGGCACAGTAAAGTATGGAATATTCGAACCTGACGGCGTTTCAAATGATGCAGGTTACCAGGGTTGGAAGTTTACAGGAGTATCATCCACACAAAGAGATTATGAAAGGCAGGAGGGAATAGGCGAATTTGAGGCAAAGTCTAAGGGTACAGGGCGATCAAGAGGCAGAGGAAGATCAGGCAGAAGTGGAAAGGGTACAAGTGATGAGGGAAATTCAGAAATGGATAAGGATAATATTAAGTTATTGAAAGAATTTGCAAAAATGAAAGAGGAATCAGTGGCGGTTGGTTGGCAGGAATACTCTAAAAAGAACAATTACGGAAATGCTAAATCTGATAAATATGAGGAAACTTTAAGAGTTTTACAACAGCGTTTTCCTGGAGAGGACATAGACGCGCTTGCCAATGATCTTTACAAACAGGATTTCAAGAGTAAAGGAAAGTATAAAAATGAAACAGAATGGCTTGAAAGCAAGATAAAAGATAGTCCTCCTAAGTCATTATTAAAGCGAGTGGACCCGGAATTTGAAAAAGATTACAGCGAGGCAGATGATGAGGGCAGAACTGCTATTAATAATGTTAATAATTTCTTTAATTCTATTATAAAATCATGGGGAAGATCAAATCTAACTCCCGATCAGTGGAGAGATGAAATTGATCAGGATTGGAATAATTTTACGGAGGCAGAACAAAGAATGATTGCAGCTTTGTTCCAAAAACATACAGGGGAGGCTTACTAAATGGGTATAATAGCAGATGCTTTAAAGGGTAAGAAGAAATATGTACCAATCGGTAAATCAAATAAAATTGCAGGCGAGCAGCCAAAGACAAGATTATCTGATTTTTTTCAGCCTCCAGGTTTTAAAGCTACTGATCTTGGTACGGCAAATATTCCCGAGAACCGACAGCATGAGTTAAAAAAGATCAATCCTGAAGATCCTATCCACAGAATTAAGCTAAAAGACGGAACCGAAGTACCGAGACAGCAGGTAAATTATCTCAGATCAGAGGTTGGTATTCCTATCACTGAAAAAGATGTTTCTCAAATGGATACTAACCAATACGGCGAAGTATTGGGAAAAGCTAAGAGAATAACAGATACCATAAGAACTGAACAGGCAATTGATAAAGCGTTCAGCGTTTCTGAATATCTGAAACAGAGAATAGCTGAAATGCAGTCTCAGAAATTACCGGATGAAGAACAAATCGGACAGCCGCTATCAGTAAGGCCGAGTACGAATATTAATCCTAATCAGATTTCATCCGATACCGGCGAAAATATCGGATTTGGAAAACTTGGAGGTAAATATATTACTGACATGACAGGCAGACAAATGTTCGTTCCTGGAGAAGATGAATCAGTAAGATCAGAGAAAAAAGGTAATATACCATTTTCCGTACAGCAAAACAGAGAATCTATTGAGAGAATTGCTAAGGACCCGAACATAAACAGTGCTTTAAAGAATAAAGCTATTGATCTTGAATATAATCTGCAAAACAGCAAATATAAGCAGACATTAAATAACCTTGCAAATAATTTCGGTTCCGGTATATTACAAATTCCGCAGGGAATGTTTAATGCAGTTACCTATATTGCTGATCCCGAAAGTCCATTACCAAAATTACCGATATTTAAAGATCAGCAGAAATTAATATCAAAAGCATTTAAAAATGCCAGGGATTATATCGGAGGTTATGTTTCCTCATTGCCTGATCAGAACAAAGAGGATTATACTTCACAGCTTACACAGGGAGCCGGAAGTGTTGTAGGATTTATGCTGGCACAATTACTAACAAGAGGTACTACATTGCCTGCATCCGTTGTTTCCGGTTTAACAGGCGCATTAAGTCAATCCGGTAATGCTGCATATCAGACATATCAGAAAACAGGCGATATAGATAAAACTTATTTATCATTTTTAGCTAATATTCCAATCGGCGCATCAGAATCATTCGGTTTGGGTAGTTTAATGGATAAAATGGACCGCATGACAAAAGGCGGTATAAGGCAGGTATTAAAGCGATCATTCGTTGAAACTCTCCAGGAGGGCGGTCAAGAGGGTACACAAAGTTTCTCAGAGGCAACAGTTGATAATTGGATAACGGATGCAAAAAGAGACGTAATGAAAGAAACTCTTGAGGGGTTGTCAATCGGCGCGATTCTTGGATTCGGCACAAGTGCATTAACCGGAGGATTAGTTCAGAATAATAAAGAGCTGAAAGCGTATCTTAACAGTAAGGGTGTTGAGGAAATGCCGGAAGATGAACAGGAATTAAATGAAATGCTGAGTAACTTCATTAAAGAAGATGCTAAAAAATTATCCGTTGAACTGAAATCTGAATATACAAAACCAAACAAGCCTGATGATCCTCCTCCTCCGACAGCCGGTTCCATGGAAAAGGTTCCGGACCCAAAAGAAATATCCGCAGATGTACAGGCAGTTTCATCTAAAACCATTAAAGACATTGCTGATACTAAAAACAAAGCAATCCAGGGATTTAATGAGGAAAGAATAAAGCCGTTTGAAGATAAGATAAAATTACTCCAGGAAGAATATAAGACTGCAGACAGGACAGGAAAGAGCAAGATCACAAAAGCAATCAAGAAATTACAAAATGAACTTGCGGAAACAAAGAAAGAAACTCCGGTTTCTCCGGTAAGTGAGGAACAAATTACTAATATTGCAGAATTTAACGACATTGATCTTTCAGATGAAAAGAATAAGAAGTCATTTGTTAAACTTGTTAATACGATCCTCAGCAAACCAAAGAAAGCCGATGCGGAAAAGACTTTATCTCAGATCATCAGGGAAACAGGAGACAAATTACAGTTAAGGAAAGTAAACTTAGAATCCGGTAAAGATACTTTAAAGCCGGAAAGTAAACTTAAAGAGGAAACGGTAGATGCAAAAGATGTTGAAAGAGTGGAATATCCCGAAAGTTTTGATTATAAAGAAAAAGTTTTTCCTGTAAACTCTATGATTGAGGATGTTTTTACACAGTTGGGTATAAGATTTACAAGGAATCGTGCCTCATCAACTAACTCAACATATTATCAGTTTGAACTAAAGGGTGGCAAGAGTTTTAAGTTAAGAGTTTCTGATCACGAAAAACCGGGTATTAATAAAACCGGAGATTCGGATGCAAGTATTTCTTATGGCAAGGAAACTACTCCAATTGATATTATAAACGAACTTAGACAGACATTACCCGATGATATTCTTTCATCTCCCAAACCTGAAACTCCGGTAAAATTACCTACCGACAGCAAAAAACCCGACAAATCATTCAGCAGCACACAGGTAAATATACCTAAGTCTGAGACAAAGCCGTTTGTAGAAATGGCAAATTCGATCCCTGAAAAAGAGCTGTACACAGAAAAGGATGATTTCGGCAGGGAGTTAGAACCGCACATCACAGCCTTGTATGGACTTCATACGGAAAATGCGGATGAGGTTAAGAAAGTTATTGAGGGTTTTGGTGATGTGGAAGTTACATTAGGAAAAACATCATTATTCAAACAAGATGATTATGATGTTTTGAAAGCTGATGTAAACTCTCCTGATCTGCACAAACTTAATAAGTACATTAAGGATAATTTTGATTATACTAACGACTATGACAAATATCAGCCTCACGTAACTATTGCCTATCTCAAACCTGGAGAGGGTGAAAAATATGTTGGTGATGATCGTTTTGAGGGAAAGAAATTCAAAATATCAGAACTGCTCTTTTCCGATAGCGGCAGGAATAAAACGTCAATAAATTTATCAGGTGTCAATAAAACGTCTAAAAAAGTTGAAAGCGGCGTTAAAAAATCAACTATTGATGTCAATAAGTTATTGCCTCCATATCAATTTAAAGCAGGAGACAGGATATATTCAACATTTGCTGCAGATAAAGAACATCCTGAGTTTACAGTTGTAATTCCTGAAAAAGACATGATGGCTACTTTAAGAAATTACAAAGGTGAGGAAATCAAACTTCATTCCAGGGGGAATAAAATGTATTACCTCATTTCATCTGGAGAATCCGAAGATCAAATTACAGACGTTGAGGATTATATAACACTGCCGGAGGGAAAGACAAGATTTGGAAAAGCTAAGGATATTCTCAGTAAAAATGTACAGGATTTGAATAGTTTGTATCAGGATGAATATGAGAAGATTGAACAAATGCAGGAAAAGGTACAGCAGGAAATTGATGAACTTAAAGAAAAGATAAAAGCTATAAAAGGCGCTGGCAAAGATGCTAAGTTAAAGAAAGCAGGACTTAACAAACGATTAGAGATACTTGAAAGTCCTATTGAACAGGAAAGAGCAGCAAATCAGAATGAATGGTTACAGTTTTTTACAGAACTTGATAAAGAGGCAATGAGTATTGCCAGGTCCGTAGGATTGGATTACGGAGACAATGAGGAGGATTGGGAACCATTCTTAACGTCATATTCGCTGTATTTGACGGAAAGGCCGGGTATTGAACATAATTGGACAGACAAAGTAGGGGATGCGATCAGGGATGAGGCAGAGTATTTTGTGAAAAATGCTGATGTTGAGGGGGATATTGAAAAAGAACCTGAGAGGAAACCATTACGTGATGATCTTCCTGATAACGTACAACACATGTGGAAATTCAAAGCCGGTGATATTGTACAGGATCATTACACAGGAGAGCAGTTTGAAATCATTGATCCCGATAAAAACGGCATGGGATTATATAAAAATATAAATGATAGATTTGTTAATAAAACCAATGCGCACAATAATCAAAGATATTTTATTCCGGATAATGCAGCCGAGCTGAAAGAGATCAGTAAGAAAAATCCTCCGTTTTCTAAATCAGAAGTTAAAAACCTGACAAAAGAAATTGAAAATTTACTAAGTGATGAGGGAAAAACTCTTTCTGATTTCATTCCTCCTCCAAAAAAAGCGGTAGAAGATACAACAGAAATATTTATAAAAGATGAGCTGGAAAGATTTGAATCTGAAAAAAATACTTACTTTGCAAAGGCAAAGAAGGAAAGAGAAAAAGGCAGAGAAGAAATAGCACAGAATTATGAGTTCATGGCAAAAGAATATTCTGATCTTGATAAGGATGATTTTGCAAAAAGCGTAAGAAAAAATCCAAAGTATTATATTGATTCAAATATTGACAGTCTGTTAAGATATAAAAACAGAATAACAAATCTTAATTTATCTCCGAAAACTAAGCAATCTGTTAAAAATAAGGTTGATAATTACGGTGTTGAAATGACGAATATTGAAAGCCAAGATTTCCAAAAGTGGCTTTCAAAGAGTAACGTAGCAATGAACACTAAGACGGTTGAGGAGAGAAAGAAAATGGCATCTGATTGGCTTGCAAAAAATAAAGATAAGTATATTACGGAACGCACAAAGGAAATCCCGGATGTACTTTCAAAATATGGATGGTATGGTAAACTGATTGGAGGAAAAGATTTTGAATTATATAACCGACTTGATAAGTTAGCCGGAGTAGTAAAAAGATCATCCGGCAGGTACACGATATATGGTAATGACGGCATTACAAAGATATATAGCGGGCCTGTAGAGAAAATGTCAGAAGGTATTGAAAAAACTTTAAAGGATTTCTGGTATGCAAAAGAGGATCAACCGGAAGATAAAAAACCTGAAAAATCTAAAGTACCAAAGCAACAAACTCAGGAAGAAAAAGCACAAAACTTTTATGATGATGTTATTCAATACAGGGATTGGATAAACGGAACTAAAAAAAGTAATCTTTCTGATATGGCAAATAAGCGAAAGTATATTGCTGCCTTAAAGAAAGCTGCCGATCAGTACACTGCTATTCATCCCGATAATACTATGAAGGTTGAAAGAAGTAAGTCCGGTAAATACAGGGTATATCTCAATGGAAAACCTTTGCGGAATATCGGTACAAGAAAAGTATTCAATCCGGATGAAGCGCTGAATGAAATTGACAATCCCGATGCTACAACTCCGTATGCCGATATGGAAGATATATCGGAAAAACACTATCAGCAGCTTATTGCACTTCAATTTACGAATTGGACAAATCAGGATTTAGAAAGAGTAAAAAGAATTGGTGATATTTCAATACCGCTTTCTAAAGTCAAAAAAGGAATAAAAGATATAATTGAAAATGCAGGCAAGGAACAATCAGTCGAGGGACAGCTAACAAGGAATGCGCTTATTGATGTTACTGAACAGGAGGGATATGATAAGGATTTAAGAATGAAAGCAGCCGAGTATTCGCCGGAAGTAATAGAGTACGAGTATCAGGAATATTTGGCTACTATTCCATCTGATGAAATATTATATTTAGAAGAATTATTCAACAAAGGAGAAATTGAAAATGGATCCAGCAAAGAAAAAATTCGTAATGACGTTGGTAAAAAGGGGATGGAAGGAGACCTTAGCGAAGTTTCATTACGACCTGCTAAAGATGAAAAGCAATTGGATGAAAAGGATAGGGGAGTTCGAAAAGGAAAATCCGAACCAAAAAAGATAGTTGATAAGGATATTGATGATGCCTTAGACAGCTTTCTTGATGTCTTTGATGAAGTAAAGCCGGAAGGACCGGCATTTCAGAAAAGTCCGAGTTTTCAAAAGAATGTTCCTGATCCGAAACTTACAACTGCTGCAAATAATCTGATTGCTCAGTACATTAACAAAGACATACTGAAACTTGATACGATATTAAGTGATTTATACAGTAAGGTAGGGGAAGAAAAATTTACAAGAATATTTCCATTCATAAAGGGCGCATACAGTAATTATATCATAGTAGGCGATGAAGATGTTACTGATCTGATGGATGATATTTCAGAAGTAAAGAATTTAAAGATTGATGATTTCCTAAACAAAATAAAGGAGAAGGAAAATGTATCAGATACCTCAGAATATCTGGAACGAGATCGGAACACAGACAGAGATGAGAACGGCATGGGGAAAGAGAATGTTCCGATCAAAAAACCTACAAAAGACAATGGACAGCGAGGCGAAACTGCTGGAGAGCAAGAAGATACAGAACAAAGTGATCTTAGCATTCCTCCTGACGTTTCCACTTCTGGCGGAACATCCGGCGATACAAGTCTTTTTGGCAACGAATCCGAGTTACCGAATGTCAATCCCTCCAATACAAACCGTACCGGAAGCTCTAAGATTGGCAGAGGCGGAGTATCGTCTAAGCGATCAGCAACTACAGATGCTCAGGGAACTTTTGGAGAGCAGTTTGAACAAACAAGGGATATTAAACAATCAGATGCAGCCGAGCAGCAGCTAAATGCCGAATCCATAAAGGCAGACAAAATTGCTGACATTGACAATATCCGGGAAACCCTTCCATATCTATTACCTTCACAGCATGACGATGTGTTCAAAGCTGAAACCAGATTTTTTGATAAAAAAAATCAAACATTCGAAAGACAATTCGGCAAAGGAATCCTGTTTACAAACGCAACAGGAACAGGCAAAACCCTAACCGGACTTGGAATAATAAAAAGATTTGTAACCAGAGGAAAAGGCAATGTTCTTATTGTAGTTCCGTCTGATCAGAAAGCTAAGGATTGGATAGAAGAAGCTGAACATCTGAATCTTGAAGTAACGCAGTTAAAAGATACTAAAGATGCAGGGAAGGGCGTGAACGTAACAAGCTATGCAAACTACAGATCAAACCAGGCATTGCTTGAACGTGGTTTTGATCTGATAGTTTATGACGAATCCCATCATATCATATCCGGCAAGAGCAAAGAAACTACAGCAGCAGTCAGCAAACATCATCAGATAGTAAAAACCTATAATCAGGCCGTACAACAGGCACTTAAAGAACATCCCATAGCAGGTAAGAACCAAAAGAAAATTGACGATCTTGAGAAGTTGAGAGAAACCTTAGAAAAAAAGATAGGAGACTTACCCTATGGATCATCTGAGGCAAAATCCTTACAGCATACTCTCACTGAACAGTATCCCGAAGTTCATAAGTTAAGGGATGAAAATATAAAAATTGCAAAGACTGACGAGTTTAAAAAACTTGTTGATGAAATCATACAGAGAACTAAAGTAATATTCCTTTCTGCATCTCCTTTTGCATATCACGATACAGCAATTTACGGAGACGGCACACTTTTTCAAATAAGACAGGCTCCAAGTGATGAAAACCGCAGGAGTGGTTATAATGAACCCGGTCCTTACGAGAAGTTCTTTGTTGAGAATTTCGGATACCGGATGAGATACAACAAACTTACAATTCCGGGTCCGGATGTTGATGTAGGTTTAATGGAAAGAGAGTTTACTGAAAAGCTGATCAAAGACGGAGTAGTTTCAAGAAAAATACTTGATGTAGATAAAGATTACTCCAGAGAATTTGTACTTGTAGATCAGGGAGTAGGTGAAAAGATAGATGACGCAATGGACAGGTTATTTGATCTTTCACGTGCCAAAAGCAATAATCCTACTGATCAGGAAGAACTCATTACAAATGCATGGGAAATAATTCGTAAAGCAATTAATTCGAAATTCAATTATCTGTATCAGGCGCAATTAATGGAATCCATTAAGGCAAAGTCTTATATCCCAAGAATTAAACAGCATTTAGCAAAAGGTAGAAAGGTAGTTGTTTTCCATAGTTATAATAACGCACTTCCAGAGCATCCGTTTAGTTTGACACTTGAGGAGGCTATTGCACAAATTGATTCAATGATGATGTTAGGCAATCCTAAAGGATATGCAAAATTGTTAGCTACAATGAGCAGTGTTTACGATTCATTCCAAAGTGATTTTGCGGAAGTTATTAATTTGGATATGAAAGATTTGCAGAATCCGAGAGAATTATATGCGCAGGTATTCGGAAGTAAAGCCGGTTTCTTTAACGGCACAGTTCCGAAGAAACAAAGGCAGGATTATATCAAGCGGTTTCAGGCGGATGAAAGCGGTTTGGATATAATTATAGTTCAGATTCAGGCCGGTAAAGAGGGAATCAGTCTGCATGATACTACCGGAAAACATCAAAGAGTATTAATTGATCTTGCCTTGCCGGTAAGACCAACAGACGCAATTCAGACAGAGGGAAGAATATTCAGAATCGGTAATATGACTAATGCTATATTTGAATATCCGATTATCAATACCAGATTTGAGAGGAGATATTTTGCAAGTACCATAGCAAAAAGGAGTAAGACGGCAGAGAATCTTGCATTAGGTAATTTAGCGAGGGATCTAGAAGTAGCTTTCAGAGAGGGGTATTTAAATCCAAATGAAACTGATCCCGGAGATCATCAGGGCGTAGGAGGAAAAGAATCTGATGCGCGTCTTGAGGTTACCGATGAATATGATCGTGCAAAGACTTATTATTTTGCCAGACAAAAAAGAAGTTCAAAGCAGAAATCAGCAGAGGGCGTTGATTACTTTGCAACTCCGGAACCATTAGGTTTGAAGATGGCGGAGTTTATGGATTTGCAGCCGGGTGAATCAGCTCTTGAACCATCAGCCGGACATGGCGCTATTGCAAGATTCTTTCCGATAACAACATCAAATACGTTAATTGAACCATCGAGGGAATTGTTTTCTCAATTGGGACTTAATACAATAGGAGATCATAACAGATTAGAAAACATTCAATTTGAAGATTTAGCTATTAATAATAAATATGACGGAATAGCTACAAATCCTCCGTTTGGAAAAGCCGGCGCAACAGCTATTGAACACTTAAAGAAAGATTTTAAGCATTTAAGAAACAGGGGACGTATAGTTGCTATCATTCCAAGAGGGTCCACAGATAAGAAACTGCAGGATTTTCTTGAAAGCGAAGAAGGAGAGAATGCATATTTAAGAGCAACGATTAATCTGCCGGGAACAGTTTTTGAACGAGCAGGAACAAGCGTGAATACTCAGTTAGTAATAATTGACAAAATAGAGAATGTTGATACAGGTAAAATAAACATTCCTCCGGCAATTAATCTTGATCTGTCTGATGCAAAAGATATTAAGGAATTTTTCGAAAGATTAAAGCCGTTAGATGTTCCTGAGAGAATAACCGCACAGGAAGTACAGGATGCAGAAGATAAAAAATATATGCAATCTCTCCACAACATTAATCCAAACATCTCTGTACCTCCTGTAAATGATCTTGGCAAGCGGATTAATGAAGGCACTAATGTTCCGGTCCCATCCGGAAATTATCAGCATACTGAGTTTATATATTCAAAGCACACTAAGACAGGTGATCCAATTTACGTAGTCAAAGCAAAGACAAGATTAGACAGAAATCAATATGATTTTATAAACGGATTAGCAAAGGGGAAAAGAGGATATTATTCAAGATTTGTAAGGGGATTTGTATTCAATGATGAGTTCACTGCAAAAGATTTTCAAAATGCTGCCGAGAATTATATTAAAAATGCTGTATCTCCTGATTTGAGTTTTCAAAAAGCGGACCGTATTATTATCGGAAACATAGGTGATCTTAGCGTTAAACTTAAAGCGCTTGAGAAAAGAAAAGAAAAAGTTTTAGAGCAGATCGAAAAAGTTAAAGCATTAGGCAAGGGTGAGGATTTTACAACAAAGGAAACTGATGAGAGTTTTCAGCCTGATTTCTTTGGACAGGCAGAAGAACAAGCCGGTATTGGTTTTGAAACAAAAAGGGATACTAATAAAGAAAGAATCCGAAAGTTTAATGATGAACTTGCGATAATCAACAAAGAGATCATTGCAACAAAAGGTGATATTACCACTTTAAACAGACGTGCAGATCAGTCTCAAGTCCCGATGTTTCAGAAGGCTCCTCCTGTTAAATCTAAAGAATTTAAGCAGTGGTTCGGAAACTCTAAAATGGTTGATGATAAAGGAGATCCGCTTATAGCTTATCATGGCACAAACAGAACCTTTAACGAGTTCCGAGACGATGCAGGAAGGTCTCACGATCAGGGTTATTATGGCAGTGGATACTACTTTACATTCCAATCTGATCCTGAGTGGCAAAAATACGCAATGGGTGAAGCAGGATATTATGGAAATAATATAATGCCGGTATATCTTAAAGTTGAAAATCCTTTTGACATCAGCAAGCTATCCGAATATGAGGGATTACGAATAAATACGATAGGAAATGAAAGTATTGTTTTTTTATCTAATATAGCAAAAGAGTTTCCAGAACTTAGTGAAAAAATATATGTTAAAAAAAGAACTTATTCCGGAAAGAGTGGAGAGTATAATATAGATGATATACCTATTTCTGTTTTACCTAAATTGATTAGTAAGTATAAAAATCAATTGAAGATTAAGATTATTAATGACAGCAATACCGACACGAAATATAAATCAGGTTATGTTAAAAGCGAAATGCGATCTTTTATTAACAGTAACGGGGAAGAACAAACCTATGAAAGCATAGATTGGTTAGGTAGGTATCGGTTAAGCACTACTAAAAACGGCAAACAATATCCCTCTGATAAATCAATTGAAATAGGACTGATAATAGATGCTATTGAGAAGTATGATGGTATAAGCGCTGATTTATATCCGGAAGGATATATGACAAGGAATCCTGAAATTACCGAAGCAATTAAAAAGAAAGGGCATGATGGAATTGTTCAGTCCATGTATGGAGATGAAGTGGTTGTCTTTTCTCCAAATCAAATAAAATCAGCTACAAAAAATCAGGGAACCTTTGATCCGAACAATCCTGACATCAGATACCAAAAGAATCAGGATCGCATCACTTCCTTAGCTGATCGTCTCAACGATGTAATGGAAGCTACAACAAAACTGAGAAAATCATTTCCGGGTATTAAAATAGCATTTGTTGATAATAATACCATTGTTAATACGCTTAATAAATTATATCCCGGAGGAAACTTTCAAAAAGGCAAAGATGAGCATAAGGCATTCTTTGGCAGCGATGGTAAAGTTTATATTAATCTTGATAAAGCAGATGCATCCTCTCCGGCGCATGAAGTAGCCGGACACATTTTTATGGCAATGCTAAAGCGTACTAATCCTTTAATGTATGCTACAGGATTAAAGATAGCTTTACAGGATAAGACATTAGTTAAGCAGGTAAAAAAAGATTATCCTGAATTATCCGGTGATAAGTTCAAGGATGAAGTATTGGCTCAGGCATCCGGAATGAAGTTTGACGAAATGTTCCAGGCGATGAAAGGCGCGGAACGTCAGACGTGGATAGAAAGATTTAAGAATTGGTTTAAGAATGTTATAAAAAATATAAAGTTACGTGCAAAGACTTATTTCAAAGGACAGCAGGAGATAATAAAAGCAATTGATAAGCTGAATGAAGATTCTACGCTGGATGAATGGACAACTGCAATTTCGCAGGACATACTTGATGAAAAAATTATTAATTACACTTCTTCCGGTGATCTGAGAACGGAATCAGGAATTGGGTTTCAGAAAAAAGAAAGTTCCGAAAAAGCATTTGCCAGGTTAGTAACTCAGGATAAAGATTTAGTCAGTGAACTTCTTGATAATTGGAACGAATCACAGCTTACAGAAAGCGGAAATATAAAAGGTTATCATTACGGCAGGGATGGTTATAAATCCACAGGAGAAGATAAAGGAATAGCAAAAGTAACTAAAAAAGAATTTATTGATTGGCTGAACAGCGAAAATCCCTTAGATCCGAAAATATACAGCTTGGATCAGGATTGGATTGACAGTATTAATAAAGCAAGATCAATAGTTAATCAGGAAGCCGATTCTCCTTCCTTTCAGAAAGTAAACAGGCAGACAGCAGAATTTTATTCTCCTCTTGAGAGAATAATTTCAAACGCTAAGCAGGAAAAGTTTAACGCAAAAGATTTTCCCGGATGGGTAAAAAATCAAAAGGGATTTAAGCCTGTTGAACTTGAATGGATAGGACTTGAGAATTTCTTATCCGGTAAGAAGTTTGTTACTAAATCTGAATTGCTTGATTATGTGAAAGCGAATAAAGTTGAGATAAGAGAAAACATTCTTGGCGGAAAAAATAAAGAGTTCTTAGACTTTGAATCATTGCCGGAAGATGCTCAAAAATTAGTTGATGAATACCAAAACGATGCAATGCGTGAGAAAGTATCTGATGAAGGGCTTCCGATGTTTCAGAAAGATACAGATGGAAGTGAAACCATAAAGAAAAAGCAAGAGAAGATAAAAAAAGAAATTGATTATGATAATTTAACAGGAAACGATAAGAAAATAGCAGATAGTATTGTCTCAGAGGATGAGGTTTTTGTTAAAGTAACAAACAAAAGAAAATACAGAGTGTTCTCAGGAGAAAAAAATAATCCTGAACAAGGTAGAAATTATTTTATCAGAAAGCATTATTTGGGTGATCGCAATGATGAATCGGGTTGGTTTATGTCAAAAGAAATATTTTTTATTCCAAAGATTATTAGAGAGGGAAAAGAAGATTGGCAAACAGACGGAAGGAAAAAATATAAATATACCATTGGCAAAGTTAGATATACTGTAATATTAGGCAGTGATGATAGAGGTGAATTTTTGATGAATTTTTATACTGACAGGTTTCACATAGAAACACAAAAGCCAGCTCTCAGGCATAATGCCAAGAATACCGGCTTAGGATCATCTTTCAATGACAATATAAACATAAACGATAATATTGATAAAAGCAATGATGAAAAGTTATCTTTTCAGAAAAACACAACAGGCACAGGAAAGAAAGCCGGTAAAAAGGGTACAGGACAGTCTTTAACAGGCAAATCATCAGCAAAGACTACAACAAAAACGAGCAGTGGAAAAGCCGTACCTCCTCCGACGAAAACAGGCCCGTATATCAAAACAACAAATCCGAAGATCGAGGCAATGTTTCAGCCGAGAGATACGTCAGCCTGGAATCAAAAGAAAAGCATTGCCGATCTGATCAGCCGGTTGAAAGACAGTTTTATCTATATGCGAGCTGTAAATAACGATCCCGAAATAAAGACAGCAGACAAGAAAGAAATCATACATTCCATTGACAAGCTGAGAGAATCAATGACAAATATTCTTAAAGCAAAGATCAACGGAATAATCGGCGAGGTATTCGGTGATCTGGAAGATCAGCCGAACAGAACAGTTAATGCGAGTGTAATGAATATCGGTAAATATGCCGGATTGAAACGCTTAGAGGCAATATATTCAGATCCCGACATGTCAGAGCAGCAGGAAAACTTAGGATTGACATTGCCGGAGGTAACCAGAGCAATTGCACAAATAGAACAGCAAATGAGTATCCAGGAGAAAGCTGCATTTATAAAATTACGTGATATACTTGATGATTACGGACAGGAATTGATAAAAGAGGGATTAATCGAGGAATCGCATGATAATTACTTTCCGTTCAGAGTATTGGAATTTATAAACAAATTCAATTCATTAGGAACATTCAGCAAGCGTCTGCAGAAGATCATTCCTGGATCATCGAAAAAATTTAAAGGAACAGGGCAGGTATATGACATTGATGCGGTTTCAGTGATCATGGAACATTTGACACAGAATGAGAAAGCGATTGCATATAATAAAGCTGAGCAGGAAATATTACAGAAATTTTCGGATAAATCAAAGAAAGACAAGAAAACCGGCAAGATAGAACCAGGTTGGAGTTCTTATTATTTTGATCCGAGACGGAATTTCTTTATTGTCAAAGGATTAACGGATAAGGCAATTGCAGATTTAATGATGTCTCCTACAATCACTGATCAGGAATTACTTGATGCTTTAAGAGAATTTAGAGCAGTTGGAGGATTAAAAGGCACAGAATACATAATTCCTAACGGACTTGCAGAGACTTTATCTGATCTGTACGGAACAGTCATGGGAGGCAGTATTCCGATCATTGGCGATCTTACTAAGTGGTGGAAACGTCAAATGGTAGGAGTAATTGGATTATTTAATATTGTTTTCCATGCCAGGAACATGAGAGGGGATAACACAAAAGTATTTGGTTATTATCCGGAAACATACAAATATCTTCCGCAGGTGGACCGCTATTTGTCAAAGAAACTCTCATTGGCTAAAAAAGGATTTTTAAACATCATTGACATTACCGGAGGAACAAAGATACTTAAAACTGCATACAGGCCGACAGCAAAAGCGCATATTTTCACAGAAACAGAATTTGATCAGTATTGGAAAGAGGGAATTGAGGCCGGTACATTCTCAGGACAGTTCAGCGCTGAGGCATTATCTCCGTCAGAGAGAGAATTAAAGACATTATTCTTAAAGCCAGGAATCCGCAAAAATTTCAGAGAGGCAATGAATAAGCTGAAAATCACTAAGCTATTAGACGGATATGAGGAAGTTGCCAGGATGAGAGAAGCAAAGATCAGATTCGCGCTGTATTCTTATCTCAGAGCTGTTAAGGGTATGTCTCCTGCAGAGGCACATACGGAATCAGCTAAGACTATGATCAATTACAATCATTTTACTCCGTTTGAGAGAAAGTGGCTTATAAACTTAGGTATTCCGTTTTATTCATGGAAAAAGGGAAATATCGAAACAATGATAAAGCAGTTACAAGACGGCAGCTCAACTCAGCGTGCCAGGGTAATTGCAATGATGATATTAAACGGATTGATCAATACAATGCTATCTTATTGGCTTTATCGTGATGATGAGGAAAGATTGCAGAATGACAGGAGTAAGCGTTGGATCTCTGAATCTTTCCATATTCCTACTCCCTGGCATGATAAGAACGGAAACAGGATATATATTTATGATCAAACTCCTATGGATGATATTTCGAACCTGATCAATGTTTCCGGTAATGTTGCGACATTACGCAAAATGACAGCCGGACAGCAGACATTAACAGACGGCATGGGTGATATGATGTGGAATACTGTAAAGGGCAGTTATGATGAAGTTATTGATGCTACAAATCCATTTCCGAAACTTGTATTTGAACTTTCAACAAACAGAAATTTCTTTTACGGATTTCCTCTTTGGAAAGAAGATGATCCCTCATACAACAAATTTATGAAAGCCGGTTTGTACTCTTTGGGAATATTATCCAGGAATTATACCTCAATGAGACAGCAGATAGTGGGGACACAGGATTTTGACATGAAAGGCATGAGACTTTCCGGTATTCCAATTACTTCAGTGGATCTCAGCAGGTCAAAGACTAACTTTGATGAATTTAATAAAATGCTGATGAAAGAAAGACTGAAAGAAATATCGGATATGGAAAAAGATGTAAAGGCATTAAAAGAACAAATGCTTAAAACTAAAAAGCCGGAAGATGTAAAAGCATTTAAGACTTTATATGATCAGCTTACCAAGATCCGGACAGATACAACTACAGACGTAGGCAAGGCATACAAGGAAAAATTGAAAATAGATAATCAGAAAGAAAAAGATGCAAAAGAATTGTTGAAAACAGTTGAATAAAGCAGTATGATAATTTCATTACTTGACAATTAGAAGTATTTATTTTAAGTTACTCATGTTTCTAACATCGAAACTCTTATTCATCTCTACACATGTTCTTTCATATTTGTTCTTCGTTTAATTGAAACCTGCATTAGAAATTGTGCAGGTTTTTTATTATTTGCATATAATACCAAATAAAGTGAATAGGGAACATTGCCTACATACTTGTTCTAAGTTCCCACAGAATGAACTTCGGGTAAAATAGTCAAACGTGATAACAGCGTATAATGTTATGACAGTGGATAGACACTAAAAACATAGTAGGTGTTTTGAAGGTATTATTTGATGTTCCCTGAAGTTTTTTTATACTTTTTTTAACATAGTAAATTATTATATTTGCTTTGAAAGATAGTCTAAGTGTTCGCCTCACTTAGCTTGTGATTTACATTGCGTTTATCACAAACAAAAATTGCCAGACTGAGAAAATCGGTTTGGCTTTTTTGTTTTATGTAAAAAATAGGGTATTTTTTAATGCACTAAAAAGCGGTCATTTTGTCCGGAAATGTCTTTAAAAAGCGGTCATTTTGTCCGTACTCTATAAGTATATTATTATATATATGGTAAAATTTTAAAAAAGATTCCGGCACGAAAAACACGTGCCGGTAAATCTTTAGTTATGGTAATTAATCAGGTTCGTAATTCCGGTATAATTAATATTTAAATATTTAGCATAGTGTTTAGCCGTAACCGAAACCGAGCTATGATGTAAATGTTTACTTACCAGGGAAATATCATTCGTTTCTTCAAGCAGCCAGCAGGCAAACGTTTTTCTTATAGACTTATGATTCAGCCGGGGATTTATGCCTGCAGAATGAACATACAGCTTAACCTTGTTACAAAGATAGTTCCTGGATAGCTTTTCGCCAGACCTTAAACCCTCAAATAAGTATTCTTTGTTTTTTAACAGGTATTTTTGCATTACGGGTATTATCTCATCGGCTATTTCAACCCAATTTGTTTTTTGATTCTTACTGCAGTGCAGATTTGTTGCAGGGATGCGGATAAACCGCTTTTCAATATTGATCTCAGATAGCTTAATGTTTACAACGTCATTTGCTCTTAATCCGGTAAACAAGGTAAAGATCACTAAGTCTTTAAAAACCTCATTATCTATTGATTCAAGGAATGTTCTGAACTCCTGCTTTGTAAAAGGCAGTATTTCCGGTTCCGGCACTTTGATCACAGAAGTAAAGAAAACAGGATTCTCTTTCACGTATTTCCATTTTAAAGCCTGCTGAAATGCAGATAATAATATTGTTCTGTAATTTTTAACTGTATAAAGCGATAATCCCTCATTCCTGAGCTTACTTAAAAACATGTCTAATTCTTCCGTTGTGTATTCCGTCAGCCTGCGATCCCCGAGATCCCGAATGAATCTTTTAAACACATACCGGATATTAACTTTTTGTCCTTGCCGTCTGGCATTGCCGAACTCAAGATATTTTTCAAGATATTTGCTGCAGTAAATACTTTCATTCTTTGATTTATCGTTTTTACTGCAGAACTCAATAAACCTTACCTTTGCTACAGATTTCAGTTTTGTGTTCAAAGCGCGTACCCGGAGTGTATTTTTCAATATTCCGTTGATCATCCGTTTCTCATACCAGCCGACATAGTAATAAACTGATGTGTTTTTATTTTTTGTGGTAAATTTCCTTGTGAAGATATAAGCCATAATAATAAATTTAAGTTATGTAAATTGTATATTACTTGTTAAGTAGCAATAAATTATAATACTTCTGTAAACGAAGTATCTAAAACTTAAAAAATCCGTTGTTTTTTTAACGGATTTAGTATGTTTTATTACTTCTTTGAGGTGTGGGGCAGATTCGAACTGCCGACTAAAAGTTTTGCAGGTTTGTATATGCTCAGTTTGTGATCCGGAATAAGCACGTTGTAATTTTTGCGTACAGCTACGTATAAGGCAGTAAAACGGATACAGCCTCATATTTATACTAAGTGCTATGAGAAACGTTGCCTCAAATAAGATATGTGCGAGATTTGGCATTTTAAAAGCATGTTGTAAAGACGTTTTGAGGGATTATGATTTTAGAAACATGGAATATACTTTACTTCTTCCCTTTTCATCGAGAGACATTAATTCAAATACAGTGGTTAAAAGCGACTTAATTTTAATTCTAAGATCATCATTGGAATCTTTCAGTAATACAATTTCAGCTTTGAGCTGTTCAACGATCTTGTTTTCATCCAGAGGCAATTTATTTCCGGTGATCAGGTAATGATCTGATATTTTCAGGTATTCGGCAATTTTTTTTATTTGTACTGCGCTCATCCATGCATTTTCATACTTCTTTGAACTGCTTATTGTTGATTCGCTTATGCCGGTATGCTTGCAAATCTCATAAATTGACTTTCCCTGTTTCCCGGATTCAACAAGTATGCGTTCAGTGATTGGATTTATATATTTCTTAGGTTTCATTTATAAGATATTTTTGTTTCTCCGTTTTTAACAATTTCAGTATTGCTCAAATTATCATTTACCCATAGTTCAAGCGTAAGATTATATCCCTCAGCAGAACATTCAATTTCTTTTCCGTAGAGATCCTCCGAAAAAAAACAACACTGATTTATTTCCTTGTTTATAATACTTCCGTCAGATTTTGTAATTTTATAAGCTACTTTATAATGATTTGAAGATGTCTTTTGATCGTATGGGGTATCAAACACTTTTACAGTAAACTTTTTTTCAGATGAACAGCCGGACAGAATTAGTAATATCACAAATATAAGTATGGTTTTCATTTTAATTTTTTTGACTGATCAGTAACAGTAATAATTTTCGTAAGGTCCGTAACCTGAGAGACGATAGCGTCATTAACCTTTTGACGATCCCGTTTTAATTCCGCAATTTCCTTTATTAATTCTGATTTAGATTTATTTTCACTTAGATACATTTCTCCTTTTCCGGTAAGCAGCCAATTAATATTTATGTTTTCTTTTTCTGCAACTGATTTTAAAAATTCAAATGACGGCTTTATCTTGCCGGCCTCATACCTGGATATATAATTCTGATTAACTCCTAAAGAATCAGCAAACGCTTTTTGCTTTCTGCCGCCTCTTATCAGGGATAATCTTTTAGGTAAATTATCCATAATAATATTTTTTAAAATATCCAAAAAAGGATATTGACATTATCCAATATTGTATTTATATTTATTGTAAGCAAAACTAAGCAATGCTAATTAAAAATAAAGACATGAGAAAGTCAAAAAACTTACCACGAAAACCGAAGTATTTAAAACCAAAAGCAATACTAATAACAGGAAGTGAGGAATTAGATCAGATGATCTCTGATTTGATGATCAAATTTCCTATGCTGAACAAAAAAGCCGCTATTGTTCGATATGCTTTAAAAAGATTACACAGAAAAGAAGTTTTAAACGAAATTGATCCAAAATAAAAAACCTAAAGGCGAAAGGAGTAAAAAATGAAGTATTACACAAAGATCAGCAAACTATGGAATAATAGATTTTTCCAGGTCTATAAGTTTTATTCAACAATTACCATTATGATAATGGGAATTTATTTCAAAGTATGTTTTAAACCTTGCGAGAAAACTAAAGGAGGATGCAACAATCCATTATTAACTATCCGTAATGGGATATTTGATGCAGACAATACTTATATCCGAATTAACGGATATAAGTCAGTAACGGGTAAGGAGGTAAACGGATGAACTTATTAGATAAACTAACAAGAACATTTGCCGAGACGGATTTAGAAAACAGGGAAAAAAATCCTAAGTTTGCAAAATTCAATTATGATGTATGCGCAAGATTACTTGCCGGATCTCCGACAGATAGTGATATTGATCTCATCACATATCAATTTCCGAGGTTAGTTCAAGATACTATGAAAAGTCTGTTAATTGATCAGGCAAAGAAATTACATGCCTCCAATAAAAAATTCGATAAACAGCTTGATTCTTTTGAAAGGGGACATCCATGATCACACTAAAAGAAGTAGTATCACAGCCAGGTAAGGAAATGAGAATTAAGATTAAAAACGTATATGGTAATGATTTAATGTACCCGGATTGTGAACTTTCAGAGTTTGCATCCAAGCTGGTAAAGAAAAAGACATTTGATGCCGGTGATATAAATAACCTTAAAAATATGGGATTTACAGTAAAATTAAACGGAGTGGAAATATAATGATCATTCCAGAAGAAAAAATTAAATTTCAAATGCCGGTTGATGAAAGAGGGAAAATAACCTCCGGAGTTAAGGGAGGTATGAAGATCAGTGGAAAGAAATCATTAGATTATTTCCGAGTGGATGATTTTGAGGAAATTGTACATCATTACGGAACAAAGCCGGAATCTCTCATCATATTCTTTCCTCCGGGTCCAATAGATTCATACTTCCAATTTTACAAATGCGAGTGGGGAAAGAACAATAAAGCCAAACGCAGATGTAACACAGAGAATTTTCAGGTAACATTCAAACAGCAATCCAAAGACGGAAAAGAGTTGAAACCTGGCATTGATTATCCCTGCGAACAGCCGAATTGTGAGTGTAAGTACCAGGTTTATTTCAATGCCTTTATTTCAACTCCTCCTCCTCCTGCAGGAGAACCATTCAAGCCTGTTCTATTAAACATGTTCAGAAAGACATACTTATTCAGAACAGGATCTTACAATGCAGGAAACAAAATATACTCCGCGCTGAAAATGTCAGAACCTAACATATTCGGACAGCCATTCAAATTATCAGTAAAAGCAGTAACAGACGGCGAAAATCACTATCCTTTATGGGAAATTGAGGCTTTACCATTTCATCTGAATAAACAGTTGCAGGAAAACAATATCGGAGGAATACTGCCGACAAGAATTGTTTATACGAATCAGCTTGAATCCGGCGAATACCTCAAAAAAGCATTACCGGAAACTGTACAGCAAAACAGAGCAATTGAATCAGCACAGGAAGTTGAACAGGACTTTGAAAAAGCGCTTGATGAAGAAATTAAACTAAAAACAATCCTTGATTCGATTAAAGTATTGCCGAACATGAAAGCATTTGAAAATTACCGGAATGAATTGAACTCCAGGGCAAAGGAATTTTCTGAGATTTCAAGAGAGGCGATTAAATCGGAATTGGATATTCAAAAACGAGTTATAATATATAATTTGGGAAAATGAAAATGACAACAGAGGAAAGGCGAATAAAATACTCCGATGAAGTATGCAGGGAATTGAGATTTCAAATGGTAGAGGTTAAAAAATGATAGTAAGAATACAAGTATCGGAAAGTGTTGCATTTGCAAGTGTATATTTGTGGATAAAAAACAAGAAAGGAAAAATAAAGAGTTATCCTGCTTTCAAAGATGCGGTTCAATATTATATAGAAAGATACGGAAACTTTCATTCGGCAAGTAGAAATATAATTGATTATTTGGACCCGAAGGAACAGGAAATATATAATCAAGCAAGAACTATAACAGATAAATATTATAACAATACGAAAGGAGGTAAAAAAATGAGCAACTCAGAAGTTTTAGAAGATCAAAAACCTGTAGTAAACGGCGGAGAGGAAACAGCAGATCAGGAGGCAGTAAAGCCGACAGCCGATGAAGTAACAACAGCAGATACATCAGAAACAAAGCCGATTAATGACTAATCGGAATTTATAAAATTATTCCCCGTATTAAATCTATATCATATTAATTATTTTTTCACACATTTAATTAAATTATGCGGGGATAATTTAATACAAAAATCTTATATCTAAAATTGAAAGGAGGTAACAATGGATGAGTTCGGAAAACTAATTTATGATGAATTAGTAAACGTATTACGTCTGCCGTTAGAAGAATTAAACGGCGGATAAACTAAACCAAATTAAAGAATATGAAAAAAAATAGAAAAATTACACTATCCTCACTATCCGGAGGAATCCTGGAGGAAAAGTTTGAGGATGCAATGAAACAGGTTGTAAGCAACATTATAGATCCGAATACAGAGGCAAAAAGTGTTCGTGAGATCAACATAAAGATCAAGATAAAACCGAATGAAAATAGAGAGGTTGTTATCTATGATGCGAGCTGTACGACAAAACTAACTCCAAACAAACCATATCAGAATGTGTTGTTCGTAGGGACAGAGGAAAAGAATATCGGCCTCTTTGAAAGCGACAGCAAACAGGAAGAAATGGAATTTTATAAAGCAGTTACATTGGAAAATTAAATTGAAATGATTTCAGAATCGAAAGCTAAAAAAGTAGTATTTAAATATATGACTTCTTATTTGACTGAATTGGTTGAATGTAAACATGATTCTATCTTCTTCGAGGAAAATACTGAAGTATGTAAAGAGTGGAGTGGTTTTGATAATGAGAATGAAGAAGAAAGACAAATCTTAATTGATGCTGCTAAAAAATTAGTGAGAAGTCTTATAAAAAACTATAAAAGCTGGTATTAAAAAATAAATAGGATTGCATTATAAAATCAAATAAAATTAAAAAAACATGAAAGTAGAATCAATAGATAGAATTGTAGAGTTATCAGAGACAAAACTTAAAGAAGTCTCCGGCTTTACTTATTCAGATAAGCCGTTGCATTTAGTTAAGTTACCGGCGCAACAATCCCCTTTTTGCGTGTATTCGCTTATAAGCATAGTGGATTATTTAAAAGCAAATGTGGATAAACTTTCTGCTAAAGACGTGATAATAAATGTCATGTCTCATCAGAAAGTACAGGTAGTATCAAATCTCAATAAAACATTCGAGAGAAGTCATTACATACTTGCCGATGTTTCACATCATTATCAGGCAAGAACTGTAAATGAGATGTGGGACATTGAGACATTTATAGTCATACTGCAGTCATGTTTTGCAGAAACCGATGAAAAAGCAGAACTTTTAAAGCTGGTAAGCAACATGACGGATGAGGTATTGATCAATTCAAAGGATGACGGAATATCTCAGTCCGTTGCTGTAAAGACAGGTATTCAGAAATTGGAAAATGTGAAAGTACCTAATCCTGTTACACTTTATCCAATAGTTTCATTTCCTGACATTCCCAAAAGAGATGCAGAATACATATTCAGAGCAAAAAAGGGAAGTAACGGAATAACATTAGGATTATATGAATATGACAGGGAATATTATAAATTACTGTACATGGAAGATATTAAACAATTTCTTAAAAATAATTGTATGGGATACGCAGTAATATAAAAATGAAAGAAAAAACTATAATTAAGATCGGGTATATCATTCTGATAGCAGTAATGATATACCTGTATCTAACCGGAATATTTAAAATGGATTTCTAATGTATAAAAACTCAGAGGAACATAAATTTCAAGTTGCTGTATTTGAGGTCCTTGAACTGTTTGAGGATCGTTATCCGGAATTGAAATCCATTTACGCGATCCCTAACGGCGCATCAGTTAAGCGACAGCAGGATAAAAACGGCAAATGGTTTTCAATTGAGGGTAATTATCTAAAAGCAGAGGGCAGGAAAGCAGGAGTACCGGACATAGTTTGTCCTTATTCAGACGGCGCATATTCTTCTTTATACATTGAGAATAAGGCACATGGCAAGTCTTTATCTCCGCAACAAAAGATCAGAATACCTCTTTTGGAATCTTTGGGAAATAAAGTAATGATCTGTTATTCATCCAAAGATGTGCTTTTTGAGATTTACAAATATACATTTTTGAGATACACAGCTTTATTAAATAAGCCAAAATTAGCTTTAAAGTTTCAAAGAGACATGAAAGGAGTAATCTAATGGAAAAAACTCAATGTATGCATTGCGGGGCAGATATTTACATAGTTAAAATGTTCAGCAACAGTACAATTCCGGTAAATTGTGAACCGGCTATTGTTGAAAAACCAGGGAAGTATAACTCTTTGGAGAAAGGTTATATTCCAATGGAGATCGGTGATAAACATTATATCATACATGCAATGACATGTCCGAAAGCAAAAGAAGTTGCCAGGCAGCGTTATCAGAAAAAGAAATATGAGGAGGCAATTTTGGAACCGATCTTATTAACGGATCTAGCCGGAATGATGCTTTTATTGGATAAATGCAAAACTTTAAAGACTTTATCGGAACGCTGGCTTGAACAAAGTTATCAGATTTCCATGAGCAAGCTGGACCCGAAAGACAAGGAATTACTAATTGCTCATAAAAATAAACTAAAGCTGGCATTACAGCCGGTTGAATTGGAGTTTAAATGATAAATGACGGGATTTCTTTTGACGGATTGTATAAGTGGTTTATCAGAAATTACAGAACTTTGATTCAAGAAAAGTATATAGATTATTTTGGAGGTGCTATTGTATGTGAAGATAAGGAGACAAAAATGGAAAGGATGAAAGAATTTTTTATCGGAACCATTGATAATGCAAACAGCAACATTGCCAGGTATCTATTATTCAAATACGGAATATCTTTTATTAATCAGCTACAAATAGACATTTTAGAAAACAAAGAATAATAAAATGGGTGTTTTTTTCATGGATGTAGAAAGGGATCGCGGGCCTCCTAAAACAGAATATTAAAATGTGCTTAAAACAGTCTATGCTAAGAATCCCCTGTTAATGATATGGCAGGGGAATTAAAATTAAAAAATATGAAGAAAAATACAAACTTACAGGAAGTAGATGATATGTTCGGAGTGCTTGACGGCAGAACTCCTCCGAGTGATCTTGAAATTGAAAAGAAAGTATTGGGATCAGTAATAATTGACAATCCGGTTTTGGATGAAATAATCTCAATTATCCGGCCGGAAAACTTTTTCAAACCTGCTCATGGATTGATATTCGAGGCATTTGTAAAGATGTCTGAAAAACGGATGCCTATTGATCCTATCACTTTATGCGAACAACTAACAAAAATGGGTAAATTAGAGGAGGCAGGAGGAAAGAATTATATAGCCGAAATAATTAATTCAGTATCTTCCTCTGCAAACACTTCTTTCCATGCTCATTTGATCCTTGAAAAGTGGGTAAACAGAAAAGTAATACAAGTTTCTTCAAAACTAATCGAAAATTCACTTGATCCACAGGTTGAGACATACGAAAACCTGGATCAAGCCAGCAGGGAAATACTCAATATATCAGAATCAATATCAAACAAAAAGATCATCAGCGTAACGGATGAACTTGATAAACTTTTAATCCAGGTTCAATCCGGCGAAAGAGATATAACCGGAGTACCGACAGGATATACTTTGCTTGATGATCTTACATTAGGATTTCAGAAATCAGAACTTACATTAATCGGAGGCAGGCCGTCTCATGGAAAGACAGCATTTTCATTATGCACAACAAGGTATGCAATAAAAAAAGATATAAATGTTGCTTTCTTTTCCCTGGAGATGTCATGCAGGGAATTAATGCTGAGATTAGTTGCCGGGGAATCGAGAGTTAATTCCAGGTCCATGAAAGCCGGCAGATTAACTGCAGCAGAAGTTCAGAGGATAACAGACAATATTCCAAAACTAAGGAAAAATCTGTTTATTGATGATAGTTCAACATTAACTATCCTTGAAATAAGAGCAAAAGCGCGGAAATTATATACAGAATTAAAAGATCAGGGAGGATTGGGAATGGTTGTTGTGGATTATATTCAGCTTATAAAAGGCGCAGGAAAGTATGAAAGACGTGATCTGGAAGTTGCGGACTTTTCCAAAGGATTAAAAGCATTGGCAAAAGAACTTGATATTCCGGTTGTGGCATGTTGTCAGCTTAATAGGGGAATCGAGACAAGAGGAAAAGAAGCATATCCTAAATTGTCTGATCTGAGAGAATCCGGAAATCTTGAACAGGATGCTGATGTGGTCATGTTTGTTCACAGGCCGTCATTGGGACAGAAATTGAACAAAGAGGATAAGGATTACGAGGATTTTCGCAGAGAGGCACACATTATCATTGGCAAGCAGAGAAACGGACCCACAGGAGACGTGAGGTTAGTCTATATGGAAGAATACACATCATTCGAAACTTATAATCCTAATCATCCAGAGAAAAGAATAGATACTTCATATAAACAGATAACTCCATATGTGGAGGAACCATTTTGAATATTTACGTACCTACGGGGATGATTACTGATACATTCTTTGAAACTTCAATTTGGGCAAGTTTTAAAGATAATGTAAAATTTTATAAGTTTTCTAAGTGTATGTTAGGACACAAAGAAGATATTGAAAGCAATGATATTTACAGCATTATTATCGTATTGAAAACTGATAGCTACGTAATAGATGAGGTTAAAATAACAACAATAGATTTAATAAATGGCAGAGTACAATCAGATTTCTTTTGTTTATTAAATTATTATAAAGAAAAAATCACTGAAGGATTTAATAAAAGATATTACAGACAAATTTTAAAATATTACTACTACAAAATATATGATATTTATAAAGAATACGTCTATTGATCATGGTTTATGTGAACAATTAGATATGAGTATGAGTGAATATTGTTTCCTTGATTCTGTTTACCAGCTTTCAGTAAATCCAAAGTTTAAAGGATTTGCGATTGCAAAGACTTATCATTATGCAGATTTTTTAAATGTTTCAGAAAAGACTATCCGCAGGATGAAAGCCAGGTTTACAGGAGAGGGATACATAGAAAAAGGGAAAGGCAGCAGAATGAGAACCACACAAAAATATTATGATACTGTAATATTACGACAGATTGATAAGGTAAGGCACAATATATTTATTCAGCGTTTTGAGGATGTCTGGCAATTTTATCCGAGAAAAGTTCAGAAAGAAAGATCCTTAGCAGCTTTCATGGAGACAATTAAAAATGATCAGGAATGGAGTGATTTCCGCCAGGCTTTGAAAAATTACAAGACATCACAGGAAGTCTTAGACGGATGCAAAAAGAATTTCTTTAATTTTGTAAGAGATTATAAAGATTACTTGGAGGTAAAGGTATGAAATATACAAAAGAAAGAGTAAGAAGAATTATAGAGATAGTTACATCAGATGAAAAGGTAAAGAAAAATCAGTTAGTATTGGACCCGATGAACTCTGTAAATCGGGTTAAAAAAGTCTGCAGAGATAAGACAATAATACTATATGATGATTGCGGAACTCATTTACATTCTGTAAAAAAGATAGTTGCTATAAATATTGACGGCATTACAATATTGCCGGGGGAGGATAACAATGAATAATACAGAGAAAGAATTACTTGAGTATGCCGGATTAGTGAAAGAGGTCCTGGAAACTCAAAAAGAGTATTTCAGAACAAGAGATAAAGAAGTTTTATTAGCATCTAAGAAATTAGAGGGCAAATTATATGCAAGAACAAAAGATATAATTAAATTTTATGAGGAGGGAGGAATTAAGCTCTTATGATAGGCGAAAAAGACTTAATATTCCTGTTAGGTTTAATTCTTGGAGGATTAGCAGTATTATTTGTCTTAAAAGCTATTCCCTGGCTTTCAAATACTTTTTGGTTGATCAGGGAGATCATCAGGACAAGAGGCAAGATCCTTGAAGATGAGAAAAAAAAGCAAAAAAATATTACCAGGAAAGACAGAGAACTCCGAAAAAAAATGGAATCTCTAAATTTTGAAAAAAAGGAATCAAAACAATAAACTATGTCAAATATAACGAATTACAACGGAAGGCCGGTATTAGTTCTAAATCCGAGCAGTGAAAGACCTTTTCAGTTCGGATTACTGAAAGCCAAAGCAATTCTTTTAAAAGTTAAAGAAATAAAAGGGTTTGCAACAGGCGAGATGGATTTAGATTTGTTGGATATATCTCCTCCGGTAAACAAGTTCGATAAGTTTATGATCACACAGGCACAGGCAGGCTTAATTGTTGATTGTCTGCCGGAGATCATAAAGTTTGTGGAGGATACAGAAATTAACGACAGGGTGAAATATTTAAAAGAAAAAGAAAAGCCGCTTATGTCAGGAGGGAAATACAGGAAATGAATAATAAAGTTGAATTTATTGCCAATATAGGCTATTTGGTATCGTTACCGAAAACCTATGGAATTATTAGGCATGATAGTTCCCATTATTATATTGTAACGGCAAGGACATATAAGTTTAAGAATCCAAACATAAGAAAGATACAGTCAATTCTTAATATTATTCTAAGAGAGTACATATTTGCAATGTTTATATTAATTACATTGACCGGATTTTCTTACTTAGCTGTTATAAGTCTGCCTTACGGAGGATTAGGATATATGCCGGGATTTCTATTAGGAATGATATATCTTGGCGTAAGATTTAAATTAATGGATATTTTTGAAAAATACATTTAAAGAAAAATGAGTAAAATAAGAAAAACATTAGAAACAGAACCGCAGAAGTGGGAAACTCCGGAATATTCTCCGGAACCATATTACCCATATAATGACAAAAGATCAACTCTAAGAGTAGAGTTAGGCATCAGCGCACAGAAAATCATACATCAGTTGCAGCTTAACAATCAAAGCCTGGAGGAAGTTGTAGAAAAAGGAATAAAGCAGGCTTTTAATGAATTATCAAAAGAGGATAACTTACAGGATATGATCTCAGATCAGACAAAACAGGAGATAAAAAGCATAGTATCGGATGTTGTTTTTGATTTTCAATTCAAGAATAAAATCAGAGAGGCAATTGTTGAGAAAATGGGAAAAAAGATTGATGAATACTCAACTAAAATTGCAGAAAAATTAACTAAAAACCTATGAAAAAAATAAAAGCAGTGTGTTACACACATGAATTAATGGGAGTAATGGCATACCAAAGTCATACTCCGGCAAAAGAAATGACGGATAGGTACGGAATAAAACATTATTCCTGTTATATTTCAATATCAGATAAAGATTACAATAAGTTAAAAGGTTTCATTGAAAAAATGGATAAGGGTAAAAAATTAGCAAGAAAAAATCGCAGAACGCATCAATTTAAATTTGTAAAAGCATGACAGTCCAGGACTTAAAAAACATAGTAAAACCATTTGAGGAACATTTCAAAGTGATTTATAAAGAAGATCCAAGAGACAGAGTAGAATTTTCTTTTCAGGGCGCAGTTTATATTGAAATAAAAGATTTAAGAAGTAACAGGCCTCTCTTTGCAGAAAGTGGAACTTTTGATTTACAATACAAAGATCATCCGGTAGTAAAAGGAGGCTATGGAAGTAATAACAGATCAAAAGAGGATGCAATAAATGATTGTTGCTTAAAGATAATGTACAATATAATTGCATCGGGATTGTGGAGAGCATTTGAAATCTCAAAGGATCTCCGCAATGAACATGGATATTAATTTTTTTAATCAGATACTACGATAATCGGAGTATCTGTAAATCTTTAAAACGAATAAAGTGAATCATGGTAGTTTATTTTCAGGAATCGGCGGTTTTGACCTTGCTGCTCAGTGGTGTGGTTGGAATAATATTTTTCAAGTTGAAATTGATAAATTCTGCCAAAAAGTTTTAGAAAAGAATTTTCCTGAAACAAATAAATATTTAGATATTAAAAATTTTATTAATGAAGATGCGAAAAAATTTAAAGGACACATTGACGTTATTTCCGGAGGATTCCCATGTCAGCCGTTCAGTGTTGCAGGACAGAGAAAAGGCACAGAAGATGATAGATTCCTCTGGAATGAGATGTTTGAAGCTATACAAATTATCAAGCCACAGTGGTGTGTCATTGAAAATGTTTCTGGACTTATTTCTATTGAAAACGGAATGGTATTCGACAAAGTGTTATCTGACTTGGAGAGTGAAGCGTATGAAGTGCAGCCGCTTATTATTCCGGCTATATCCGTTAATGCACCACATAGACGAGATAGGATATGGATTGTTGCCAACTATCACGAGTTCAGAGGGGGGGGGATTCAAAGACAAGAGCAAATATTATCGAACTTCAACAGGAATACTAAGAGCAAATTCAGGAAAAAGAACTCACAATCTAAGATTACAGGAAGTGATTTCAACAATGAAGATACTCCCGACATTACAAGCGCGGGATTCAAAAGGGAAAACAGGGGAGAACAGAACCACTGTTTCGATCCCGGACATTTTGGAAAACAATGGCATAAAGTTGCAACCGAACTTTGCAGAGTGGATAATGGGCTTTCCAAAAGATTTCACAAAGATAGAAACAACAGATTAAAAGCATTAGGTAATGCAATAGTTCCGCAGGTAGCATATAATATTTTTAAAGCAATTTCAAACATAAAATAAAAATGAAAACATTATTTCTGATCTTAGTAAGTCTCCTGCTGATCACAGGATGCGACAAAGAACAAAGCAGTCCTATTTCAGCGCTGCAGACAGATTCAAATCCAAATGAGGCAAGGCAGGACAGTGTAACGTCATTCATAAGAAACGGACACTTTAATTCCACAGGAGATAAATATTCTTTTGATATTTACTCTAAATCTCAGTTAAAGTCTTTGAGATTAGGAAATTCAACTTATACCCTGGAAGTAGGAAAGATGTACAAATTCCCTCCGTTAGCCAATCCCGAATTAACTTATATCAATCCAAAATTTACGTTAGGCAGTCCTGGATATTACCCGATGTTTGTTGAACAGCTTACAAATGATGAGGGAGAGGATTTGATCTATCTGCAGGTAGTTTATTTAGAGAATCAGGGATTAGGCAGTATTTTAAATCAAACAGATGAATTAATTGCTACAGTAGAATTAGATGTTACATTCTGCATTTTCAATCTTAAATGGGATTCTGAATATTCATTTATAACTTATCCGGGTAAAACAATTAAAGCATCCTGGAATGATAATGCCAGAGGTTGTTTATGAAAAGGATATTTATATATATAATCTTATTTTTAATATTTTTCTTTTTAGAAAGTCCGGCACAGCAATCTATCAATGTAGAATCACGTTGGGAATATGACTTTGCAAACTCAAATCAAGCACATGTCATTGATACTTTTACTTACGATTGTGAGACAACATACATGGTTCCATGGTACAGTTTGGTAAAAGATTCCGTTACTTGCGGAGTATTGAGAAGTCCGTCAGGAAAACAGTATTATCTGTACAAATATGAAGTATTCTTTCTTGACTACTTAACGGAAAAAAGCAACGGCAGAAGATAAAACGACATGGAAAAAATTGAGTTGATCCTGGATATTGAACTAAGATACGCTAAATACGGCGACAGTTTCAAATGTATTTGTGCAAAGCATAAATTATTAGGAAAGTCTAATAGTTCATTTGCGGAGGCAGAAGAAAAACTATTCGAGCAGATCGGCGAGAAAATCTGGCTTGATGAATTTACAGTAAAACCTAAAATAAGCATAATTGGAAATAAATAAAACATTACAGGGACATGTGCTTGATATGATCAAGCTGATACCGGATGAGAGTATTGATTGTATAATCACGTCTCCTCCGTACTATCAACTCCGGAATTACAATACTACTCCTCAGATATGGGGAGGTGATCTTGAATGTAAACATGAATGGATTAGTAGCAATAGCATCAATAAAACCGGCGGTACAAAATCTGCAGCAGTAACTAATAATCAAAAGAAAGTAACTCACTTAATCAGCAACAGCGTAACATGTGCTGAATGTTCAGCCTGGAAAGGCGAGCTGGGACACGAACCGACAATAAAAATGTTCATTGATCATCTGATCATGGTTTTTGATGCCTGCAAACGTGTATTAAAGCCGACAGGTACGCTTTGGGTAAACTTAGGCGATAGTTATATCGGAAGTGGAAAAAACAAAGGAAATACCAGCGATAAGGTATATAAGCAACATTCTCAAAGCAGCAATTGGGATGAGAATATTCCACAAAACAAAGAACTTCCCTCAAAATGCCTTGCCAATGTTCCCTCACGTTTCAGAATTGCAATGACGGATGAGGCAAAATGGATACAGCGAAATAATATAATCTGGTACAAGCCAAACAAAATGCCGGAATCTGTTAAGGACCGCTTTACAGTGGATTTTGAGGATATAATGCTGTTTGTAAAGCAGGGAAAGTATTATTTCGAACAACAGATCGAAACTACTCAGGCAAAGGTAATAGAACCGAGAATGATTGAGGAAAGATACGATAAATACTCTAAAAAGTATGAAAACGGATTCGGCGCTAGATCCATGACAAGAAACATGAGAACAGTTTGGGAGGAAAACACTTCTCCGAGTGCTGATGATCACTATGCCATGTATCCGGAAAAATTACTTGTACGGATGATAGAGGCAGGATGTCCGAAAGAAATTTGTAATAATTGCGGGGTCCCGAGAAAATCCGTAACAGAAATGGGAAAAGTGGTTGATTCCGGAGGAGGCAGTAAAAGATCATCAGCAGGATTAAATTCAAAGCCTAACATTGATCAGAAAGAAAGGATTTCAAAAGGAATGACTGATTGCGGATGCAATGCAGGTTTCAGTCCTGGTATAATACTAGATCCGTTTGCAGGCTCCGGAACCACAGGCATTACAGCGCGGAAATTAAACAGAAATTTCATAAACATAGAACTTCATCCTGATAACGTGCAATTGAATCAGGACAGAATAGAAAGGAAATTAGGTATGTTTCCATGAAAAAAGCAAAATTAGTTCCGGTAGATGTTGAGAAACTCAAAATTGGGGATGATATACAATTCTCAATTGAATATGGTAAAAATAGATATGAGGCAAGAATAACAGACATAGAAAAGCATTTAATAACATATAAAGATCAATATTGTGAAACCACTATTTCAAAGAATGTTCTTACAAATATAATGAGATATGAGTAAAATTGAATATATACCAGATAGGCGAACAATAGATTTTGAATTTGGAAAGAGTATGTTAGGGCATGATCTGAGAATTGGAACAAGTTTTTTACCATATTGTGAGGGCAAATTATTTAGTGATTCTTATATAGAACTGATGATGAAAGATTTTTACGGAGATGAGGACAGAATTTTTTTAGAATTAGCAAAAAACTTTTTAATTGAAATAATAACAAAATATGATGAAAACCGAGACAATTGAGCAGGCAATTGATGTAATAGTTAATCAATTTGCTATCAGCCAGGAATCGTCAAACAGCATAAAAGACGGATTAACTGAACTATGCAGATTAAAATATATGATCTGGCAGAACTCAGAAAGAGAAACCGAAACACAAAGATTCATTACTCATATTATGATCTCCGGCAGAAGATTCAAGTTTTCAGGAATAATGAACTTTATAACAGGTGATATAACTCTCCAGGCAGAAGAAATGAATTGGGATGATTTCGACAGATCGGTAATGTTTTCCTTAAATTTAAATAATTTTATTTACGATAGATTAATTCAAAACCAAATATGAAAAAAAACACAAACGAACTCAGCAATGAGCTGATCAATTTAATGAATTTGCAGATGATTCACGACAGACAGTATAATCTTCCAATGCCGAATCTTTGGCGTTGTGAAAGTTGCCAGGTCATATTCCAGGTAAGAGGCAATGATTGTCTGCCTTATATTTTCAAAGATAATTTTGGACATGAGGAATTATTATGCAAACAATGTTACGGATTTGCGAGTAGTCTTATATCACGATACAAAATGATAGCAGATGAAAGGGAAATTGCAGGGATAATACATTGGAGACAGCACAATTTTGCAGAAGATTTGCATTATCTGACAATAGACTTTCTGACACAAAGTGCAGAGCCGGATAGAATAACATTGATTCCGGTAACAGGAAAACTTAAACATGAAGTAAGACCGAGAAAAATATTTGAATTATTCATTAAAAAATCATTATAAAATGCAAAATACATTCATTTTTATTGACAATATTAATAAAGTCCTGGATCTGATGAGTTCAGAAAAGATCCGCAGAGGTATTATTCTGTATTCCAGGACAGGCAATATATTAGCTATAAATCAGATGATAGAGTTACCTACAGCATCAGAAATGCTTGCAGACAGCTATCAGAGGTTACAGGCTAAGTTTAAAATGGAACAGGCAATGAATGATGCCTCAGAGCAAAATTTAAGTCTTGGGGAATTTGTAAATCATCCGTCAGGGACATTTGAATTATCGAAAGCTGAGGCATTGAATTTCACAGAAAAAGCAAAAGCATTTGAAAATTATATATACCTGGTAATAACAAGAAACGGAATGGAAATTTTCAAACCGGCAATTATTCAGCCGGTAGAAAAGAAGATCATAGAGACAATAAACTAATACCCTCTTTCCTTTTTGTGGAAGAAAAGAAGTGATTAATTCCGATTAATCTCAGAAAGAGGGTTATTATTGACAGGCGAAAACCAAAATCTATATTGCAAAAACTATAAAACTGAAATGATAAATAGATTTCTGCCAATAAAAATTACGGACTTATTGCCTTATTATTATGCCTCATCAGAGGGCAAAATTTATGTTTTGAAAGAAAAGAATCAGAAATTTCATTTTTCGGAATTAAAAGTGTTGTTTCCTGATCCAAAGTTTAAGTTAGGATATGTTACGCTGAGTTTTATCGAGCTGAACAAAATAATCCGAAAATTACTGCCTGTTCATTGGCTTATTGCAACTACATTTCATGGAAACCATGAATTAGGATATAAGATATTTTTCATTGACGGCGATATGCAGAATACTGCAGCAGACAATCTGGAGTGGAGAATTGATAGAAAGCGTAAGGACCGCTTACTTAAAAAACTTATTTGGTCAAAGCAGTTAATGACTGCAAGCGCTATAAAATATATTGAATTGAGAGATGATAATAATAGCTAAATATTTAAATTTTGATATAATTAATGAGTTCCAATATGCAGTTAATGTATTGGGTTCTGATCACAGACAAACAATAACAATAGCATTAGTAAGAAACCGGAGGAAAGGTTATGAAAATATTTTTAATTCATTTATTAATATTAATAAATGAATTATAAAGAATTAAACGGAATGTCAATAAGGGAGGGATTTGAAGTATTCCACAAAAGAAATCCACATGTTTTCAGTGCATTTGAAAAAGAAGTTTTTAAAGCTATTGAGAGAGGAAGATCCAAATTAAGTGCAAAACTAATAATTAATTGGATCAGGTGGAATGAATTTTTAAGAACTTCGGATGATAATTTCAGAATTAACGATGCATACCAATCATATTACGCAAGATTATTTGTTGAAAAACATCCTGAGCATAAAGGAATCTTTGAGTTCCGCAAATTAAGGAATGAGGAAGATTCTCCTTATATGAAATTTGAGGAACTTATAAAATGGATGAAAAAGCAAGAACAAATAAATAAAGACGTTGCAGAAAACTTGATTGGAAAAACCGAAATATTTAAAGCAATTATCAAATTGAAAGGAATTAAAAAATGACTGAAAAATTAACTTTGGAAATAGCAATGAAGTATCACAAGGCAACATTCAAATACAGGGAAAATGAACATCACTTTGTAGTATATCCGTCTTTGATAAATTTAATTTTATCAAACCCAAATTATGAATTACAAAATGTAATAATAGATTCAATAATACAACTCAGACCGTTAAGCAGTTTGACGGATGAGGAAAAGGAAAATTACTATAAACTCTGTGATAAAAGTGAGATGCTTGGGTTTGATTACAATGATAAAGTTTATATAATCACAGGACAATCTACCAATGACTACCTCCGTTCAATCAACATAGACATTGACGGATTACAGGAAAGGGGGGTAGCGGTTTATGAGTGAAAAAGAATACAAATGGGATGTTGAATCTTGCGTTAATAAAATATGGCAACAATGCTGTGTTCGTTCGACTACACGACAAAAAATATATATCGAAAGATGCGTAAATAGACTTCTCAAGCAAATTAGAAAAGAAGTAACTGATAATCTTTGGAAAGACAATAAATCAACAGAGGAAAATATCAACGAAGTTTTTGACAAATACATAAAATGACAGACATTGAAAAGAAAATATTTCTTGAAAAGTATTATAAACTGATAATAACCTTAAATTCAGAGCAAAGACAACTATTCGCAGATTTGGTAGATGCGCTGCAGAAAGACACAGCAGATAAAATTAAAGAAGTAAAAGAATCAATAATTAATTTAATTACAATCAAACAAATATGATGATTGAATACGGATATTTAGCTTATCAGTTCTTAAAGAATACCGAAAGAGAACTGAAAACAATCAAAGGATTAACTAATGAGGAATCCGGAGGAGTATTTTACTATGAAAAGACATGGTACGGACTGATCAGGATAAGAGATTTTGTAGAAATTGAGAATGTAAGAAAGCATTATGACGAAACTACAAAGTCTGATATGTACTTGCCAGACGGAATAGAATATAGGAAAGCTGTACAAACCGGGATCAAATGCGGTTTCCACATTGGAGATTGGCATACTCATTTCGGCAATGTTACTCCGTCAGGGCAGGATGATGGAACAATGATAGAAAAAGCGCAGATAAACAGATCAGCAGCAATGATCATTATTTCAGAAACACAATCAAAATTATTTATTTATAAGAGATATTCAATTAAAACTCAAATTTTATAGAAATGGATGAAAAGCCAAAACAAAAGAGACGGAGGCGAGGGAAAAATAACACAACTCCTCTTGAAAAAATATCCAGGTTAAGAATAACTCCGGTAAGATTAAGAAAATTAATGGAGGAGGGTTGGACTGATAAGAAACTTGCGGATTTCACAGGCTATGATCCCGACACAATTAAACTTTGGAAAAAGAATAAGGATTTTGCTAAGATATTAGAGGAATCAAAAGAAGTTTCAGACAAAATGGTATTAGCATCAATGTTTCATAATGCATGCGGATACCATGCAACAGAATACACTTACGAGAGAGTATATAATAAAGATCCTGAAACAAAAAAGGTAAAGGATTCTTTTAAATTGACAAAGAAAGTAGTTAAGTTTGTGCCAGGCGATGTAAAAGCACAGGAATTTTGGCTAACTAACAGGCAAAGGGATGAATGGCGTAAAGATCATAAGCAAGTAGGCGTTACCAATAATCACACATTGGTATTAATGGCTCCTGGCTTTGATCCCGAACATTTACCGGAAACTGAAAAGTATAAATTATTGAATAATAAACCTCTGCCGACAAATGGAAAGTCTAACGGAAAATATAATAAAACCTAATACCGGAGGTCAGGTTAGATTTTTAGAATCTGCAGCTTTTGAATCTCTCTTTTGGGGAGATACCGGAGGAGGAAAGACTTACGGATTACTTATTGATGCATTAGGTACGCAGTTTCAAAGTTTATCTATTGGAAAACCTGCTTATAAGATCCCTGAATACAGAGGATATTTATTCAGACGTACAACAAACCGATTATTAGAACTTGTTGATAAAGGCAGAGAAATATACAGTCCGTTAGGCGCGGAATTTGTATATACAAGACCTGGAGAACCAGGTCCGTCATTCACATTTCCTGATTATACTCCCGGCAGTACAAAGCCAGGCGCAAAGATATTCACTTGCCACATGGAACAGGAGGCAGACAAATTCCGCTATCATGGACTTCCGATATATTACGCAGGATTCGATGAATTAACCGAATTTCTGATCTCTCAGTATCTTTATATCTTTACAAGAATAAGATCAACAATTCCAGGATTATTTGGAAGAATAAGAGGCACAACAAATGCGATAGGACCGGGGGTTAAGTGGGTCCGAAAGCGTTTTATTGAATTTACAGCCTGGAACTCAATAAAGTATTTCCTGCCTGCCGTTGATCCTGAATTGAATCCGAGAGGAATAGAAGTACCGAAAGGAACTCCTGGATCTAGATCAAGAGGTAATGTTGTATCAGAATTATCTGAAAACATACAATTATTAGCAGCCGATCCCGATTATAAGAGTTCTATTGCAGTTGCCGGTGAGAAAATGATGAGAGCATTGCTGAAAAAAGATTGGTACGCATTTGAGGGACAGTTTTTTGACATGCTTTCAAGAGACGTACATCAGATAAAGCCGTTTGATGTTCCTCACGTTGATTGGAAATTTAAGGGAGGCATGGATTATGGAAACGATACATTCTTTCAATTGATAGTAAAAAATGAAGAAAAGTATTATCGAATCGGTGAATGGAAAGAGATCAATAAAACAACATCACAGAAAATTATGAGTTTTATTAATTATCTCCAGGACACAATAATTAACGGCAAAAGATTAATTGATATGGAATTTCTTGTTCATGCAGATACAAATATGTTTGCATTATTCCATGAAATAGAGGAAAAGAGAACTCCTGCAGAGAAATTCAATACAGCTCTTAAATTGGCCGGCAGCAAGATCAGATTGGTTCCGGTAAGTAAGAAGTCTCCGGATAACAGAAGATTCAGAGTATTTTGTAATGATGAGATTAAATCCTTATTGCTTTGGAGTAAGGCATCAGACGGAAGTTACATTAAAAGACCTAATTTGAGGTTTTTTGAATTAACTAATGAGCAGTGTTTCGAATCTTTATTTGATCTGCAAACTAATGAGGATGATGCTGAGGACATTGCCGAAGATCAGTATGATCATCCTTACGATGCTTTGAAGTATGCAATTATATCATATAAATCTAAGTATCAAGATCCCGAAAAAGAGAGAAAAAAACTTGATTCTTACTTAAAAAGCAGACTTCAAAAGGTTTTATAGACGTTATTTGATAAAGTCTTAATATAAAAATCACATAAGATGTTTGAAAATTAGCTAAAATTTAAACATTGTATTATAAAAATCATTCTTTTAATCACTATGAGAGACAATTTTCCAGGAAAAATATTAAATTGGGATGAAGTTCATGTCCGAGATACAGTTGAAGACACAGAAACCGGCAGAAAATATGCTGTAATAAGCAAAAATGGTAATGTCATTGATTGTCTGACAAATGAAGAAATTATTTTAAAGGATGCAGACAAAAAAAAGTATGTGTTAATCTGGTATCCACTATTCAGCAAAAGAGCAGAAGAACAATCTCCTCCTGCAACATTGGTAACAGAGGAGGAAATAAAATTGCAGAAAGCAGCGCAAAGACTTACAGATAAAATGCTTGATGCCTCATTAGATCATCTGAGAAAGGAAAGGAAATATCCTGTATCGGATGTAGAGATCAGGTTGAGATCGCAACAGGCATGGAATGAAATGTGTCAGGCATTTATTGAATTTTACAAGACTAAGGATAACAACTTAGAAGTAGGAACATTTTCAACTATTTCTGATCAAGCTCTTGATGTACTTGGAAATTTAAAATTCGAAATCAAAACTTATACAGATATGAAAGTTAATAAAAAATACAAGGCATACGAACTCCTGGAATTTTTAAAAGACAAAAAAAACATGTTTTTGAAAATCTCAGAGGTTGTACAGCCTTTTGATCAGAAACTGATGATTTCCTTTTCCTCTGTTACCGGAGAGCATGAGGGCATTGTTATAAGCGAAAATAATCAAGCTGAGCTGATCTTCAATGATCATATTTACAGATTAGTTCAGATTTGTAAAATAAATAAAGGTTTGAAATGAAATATGCATTAAATCAAATCATCCATGCCGATTGTATGGATGTTATGAAAGACATTCCTGATAAGTATTTTGAACTTGCAATCGTTGATCCTCCTTATGGGATTGCAGATAACCCATCGAGACATGGTGGTAGCGGTGCAGGTAAACTTAAAAATAGAATTTTAAACAAATCTGCTAAAAAATTTAAAGGTTGGGATATTTCTCCTACGAAAGAATACTTTGTTGAATTAAAAAGAGTTTCTGTAAATCAACTTATTTGGGGAGGCAACTATTTTAAGTTAGGGAGAACGAGGGGTTTTGCAGTGTGGGATAAAGAACAACCGTTTAAAAACTTTTCAGGTTGCGAATTTGCTTGGAGTTCGTTTGATTGTCCTTCTAAAATATTTAGACATCCTGCAACAAAAACAGATAACGGTAAATTTCATCCTACTCAAAAACCAGTAGCGCTTTACAAATGGCTTTTACAGAACTATGCAAAACCGGGAGACAAGATACTTGACACACACGCAGGGAGCTGTTCAAGTGTAATTGCCTGCATTGATAGGGGATTTGAATATTTGGCTATTGAAAAGGATAAGGATTATTATGATGCATCGCTGGAACGGAAAGAAAAAGAATTAATCAAAATTAAAATGTTTGCATAATTTAAAAATTTTTCCACAAAAAACATAAAAACGAAAGGAATCAAAGCAATGGGAATGAAATTCGGACAGGCAATAGAACATGCGAAACTTGGCAATAAAGTTGCCAGGGAGGGTTGGAACGGCAAAGGAATGTTTGTATTCTTTGGCTTACCAAAGGTTGAAATCAATACAGGCAGTACCGGAATGGGCGCAACATCCGGTGATGCAGCAGAGCATTTCGGATGCAAGTATTCTCCGGTTGGCAGTTTGTGTATGAAAGCAGCCGATAATACAATTGTAGTTGGTTGGTTAGCATCACAAACTGATATGCTTGCAGAAGATTGGGAAGATGTAAGTTAATTTATTAAACCTCAACGGCAGTGGCCAATAAGAGAGAATACGACAGCGAAAGGGGTGTGCTAATTCGGAAACACCCCAAACTTTTAACTCAAAGTTCTTTGAATTGCCGAGTGTGTTTCAATAATCGTTTCGTTTAATCTCATAATTAATAAAAATTTAATTGCATAAGAATACACACGTTTCAAGGCAAAGAATGTATTAGTAACCCTGATAGTGAAATGACACGTCTGGAGGAGGAATTGGAAACCGGGTATCTGCAAATCCCTAAAGTTAGTTTTGATTATTGAACTTGAAATAGGATTGCAGGAAAAACGTCTAAGGGAACTTTGAGTATTTTTAAAAACAGTTCAAAATCAAAGGATTTCGGGAATAGTAAGTATCGCTGGTTCCCGAGATCCTTTCTCATATCTCACTACAACTCAAAAAAATAGCTAAGTTGTTACATAAATCAGCAATTCCATTCAGAACTGATTAATTTTGTATAATTTGAAAAAATTAATCATTCCCCTAAATTGTTTACAGCGTCTAAATATTCAAATATTGATCACAGACAGATTGATCTGAGAGACGGACAGACACGTACTTATTTCGAGGATTTCTGTACTCATCTGATCGATGAATCAATGAATTACCGCAAGGCATCCCTCATCGAAGAAGTTTGGAAAAGAAACCTCCTTTACATTGACGGCTATCAGGTTCCTGTAGGATTCACAAACGATTATCTGCAGGCATTTGTACAGGCAAATTGGGATAAGCTGGATGCAACTTCTATTATGAAAAAGAATGAAGACGGCTTAATTTATGTAGTTGATAACAAGATACCGGACATGAGGGATGCTGTAATCGGTGAATACACTTCTGTAAACAAGACTACTCAGGTTATCAAGGATGATTCAGCCAGGAACAATTCAATCGAAAAAGCAATCCAGGTTTTGTTTGACAGATTCGAAAGAAAAAAACAGATGTGGACTAATATTGTAGTTCCATGCATAGAGGATATGATAGATTTTGGCATTGGTTGGAGTAAAGAGAGATACAATCCTTACAGATCCTTGCCAATCGGTGATATTGACATGCAGGTTATTGATCCGCGCTGGGTTTATGTTGATCCGGTCAATACGCAGGGAAAATACTTCTCAGACGCAAAATACCTCATTCATCATAATCCGATGCAGGTTGATGAGGCCAATGATCTATTCAAATTATCAGGATATGACGGAAAAGAAATTTATCCGGATTCATCATTCAATGCGAGTTTATTCATTGATAACCAGACAGCTCTAAATCTTCAAACCGATTACACAGACGTTTATTTCATCGAATACTGCAAAGAATATCCTGTTCCTTACAAAAAGAAACTTGATCTGAAAAGCATGAACTCCTCAGTTGATGTAGGAAATGCAAAAGTAGAGATGAAAATGTTTTATTTCTATATGATCTATAACAAACAAACCGGATTGATTCATCACGAGATCAATCAAAACACTTACTCACATGACGAATATTTTAAATACTACCTAACTCCCTGGTACAACAAACGAAGTAAAACAAGATTATATCCTATTTCGGATATAGAAATGCTTGCCAATCTGCAGGATCTGATCAACATTACAAAAACTTTGGTATTGGATAATGCGAGAAAGCGTAATGTTTTACGTGCTTTCATTAAAGGCAGTTTGAGTGATACATATTCTGAAAGTCAGATTGAAAAATGGATGCGTGAGGGGGGATTGTTAGCAATGGATGATGAACTTATCGGATCAGACGGCGATATGAGAAAAGCTATAATTCCAATGGAATTACAATCAACTCCGAAAGAGATTTACGATATAATGACACTTGCCGAACAGTCATTCGACAGGCAATCGGATTCTGAAAGTCCGTTACGTGGCGACTATCCGACAGCCGGTGAAACTCCCTCCGGAAAAGCAATTGGTTTACTGCAGTCTCAGAAACGCAGAAAGATCAGCTATAAAGATATTAATATCTCTTGGGCAGCGACACAGCGAGCAAAAAAGATGTATAATATCTTTGCTTTCAATTTTGATGAGGAAATGTATATCCGGCTTACGGATGCTAAAAAAGGCGATCCAGGATTGTCAATTATCAATGGAATGAGAAGTTTTGCAGAATATGAGGATTTATTAATCGAGGCAGGCTTGATTGATGATTCCAATGCACAAATTCTGAAAATCCTTAATCCGCAAGATCCGAATTACTTTGCTATGAAAATGGCAATAATCCAGCCTGCAACAAAGAAGTTTGAGGAAAGTAATGAGGTTGAATTTATTTTCTCTGCAATCGGCACAAACGGACAGCAATTATCAGGCGAGCAAATGTATCTTAACGGCGTCGTATTTATAAATATGCTATCCAAAGATGATAATGTTGATATTAAGATTGATCTTGATTTCGATTCTGAACGCGATAAACAGGAAGAAAAAGCCGTTGGAGGCATGCTGTATCAAAGAGGCGATCTTGTCTTTGAAATGTATTTGGAACTCTTGGGAGGTTGGTTTGTGGATAACAAAGAGGAAATTATCAGCAAAAAGGAAAAACAGGATATGATAATGATGCTTGCCAATCAGATTTCAGCCAGAGGACCGGAATTTCAACAGGCAGTAGGAGGACTGATGAATCAGTATGATCTTTCAAATATGGGAAAATTATCCGGAAATAATAAAGGCGGAAAGCCTGAAAATCCGAACAATAAGAATAATCAACAAAAAGCAGTACCACAACAAACCGGCAATACATTTCAAAAACAAAACAATCAACAATTATGAGATTCCTGCACAGTCAGAGAACTAAGCTATTAACATTTTTATCAGTTTTACCATTGTTTGCAAATGAAGAAACTCCGTCATTAAAACCTCCTAATGATGATATGCAAAGCATTTTGAATCAATTTGGCAGGGTCCGAAAAGTAGAGGGCGATACATCACAGGAAGAAAATAACGAGCAACAAAACGCTGAGGAACAAACTCCGGTATTGAAAGATGACAGAGAAAGTGAAACTCCTGATGATCTGTTCAGAGAGGATGAAAATTCACAAGATGAGAATGAGGAAAACAATGAACCGGATGAAAACAATAATGAAGAATCGAATGAAGATGATAATAATGAAGATAAGGCCGGAAAGACATTTAAAATTAACAAGGTTGAATATTCCGAAGATCAGATCATAGACAAAGCCAGCGAACATTACGGCTTTGATATAAGCGATATGGCAGAGGATAAGCGAACAGCCTTGATAAATGATTACGTAACCGCACAGAACTTTGCAGAGGGCAGGAAAGCGATTAACAGAGGGCATCAGGATAACGCAGCCAAACGAAAAGAACTGCAGGCACAGGAAAGGAAACTTACTAACCAGGAAAAAGAGATTAACAGCTATCTTGAAACACTGAAACAGCAGAAAGCCGAACTTGAGGCAAAGCTGGAAGAAAAGATAGAAGAAGATGATGAAAGATTCTATGATGAAGATGCGAGAATGGAGTTAAAAGTAGAACAGCAATTGGCAAAAGCTAAGATCAGAGACATTGAGAAAGAGGAAAAGAAAACCACTGATTACCAAAAAGCATCAGATTTACGCAAATATGAACTCAATGTAATGTCTCAGATATACGATTTACAGCAGGAAGATACCGCATTAGCATTTGAGGGGGATATTGTAAGACTTCTTAATCAGTATTCCGAGGGCGTGATAAATACGGAAACGATCAAAGCAGCCGTTGTTTCAAAGATTTTTAACGATTATGAAAGCGAAAAAGTAAAACCTAAAGATATACAAAGTTTTTACAGATCCAGGAAAAAATATTATGCATCCCTACTGCCGGATAAAGATACCGCACAGCCGAAATCTAAGCCTGTAGACAATGATGAGGATGAAGAAACAAGCGACAAGATCAAAAATAAACAAAAGAATTATCCTCCAATGCCGAAATCTCCGGCAAGTCCGTTCAGATCATCCTCCACAGGAGGAAAACCGAAACAGGACAAAGCCACAGCATTTCTGACAAAGGTTGGGATGAGGAAATAAGCACAACAAAGAGTAAGCCACATTTCACAGTAAGTGTAGGATAATCTAAAGTTGAGCAAAACTTGAAAAAACTAATTTTGCTAATTTTAATTATTTACACAAATGAAAACAATTAAATCAAGAATACTGCTATTCTTAGTGGTATTCATCGAGTTTGTAAGATTCACATTTACCAGGAAGAAAAGAAACATTGATATTCCTCTATTTGCAACAGTAAGAACAGCAATAGGATATGAAAATGCAGTAAAGTCCGGTATAATCGAGGAAAGAACTAATATTGACGTATCAGAAAAACTTTGGTGGGATAAACCGGAAGAATCAGCGATCTATCACGTGCTAAATGTACTCCGCAAAAATTCAAGCGTAGCACAAAGTACGGAAGTTTCAGCATTTGAGCAGAGATCGGCTCCGGATAAGGTTGTAATGAACGGCGCGGCATCAGGCGTAGGAACAGTAGGAGGAAATATTACAATTACACTGAGAACAACTCCTGATGAGGCAAGATTCATGCATGCCAGACAAACGATTAAGTTCTTAAATGTTACGACAGTTTCCCCTTATGTAGTTGATGCGGAAGTTGTTTCCGTTGATACTGCAGCTCATACAATGGTTGTAAAACCGATTGATCTTACAGGCAGGCTTGCGAAAGACGTATCAACTCCTTTTGCATCCGGTACGGAAATTCTGATCACAGGTAATATAAACGAGGAATTTGCCGGTTCAGTAGTACAGCCGACAATTTTACCGGAAAAGGTTACAAACAACACACAGATTCTAAGAGATAACTTTGCTCTTTCAAGAACTGCAGGAAAAATGAGAATGTACGGACCGACTGAAAGAAACAGATTAATGCAGATCACTGAGTATGTTCACAAGAAAAACTTATCTAAAACTCTGTTATTCAATGGACCGAGAAACAAAAAGAAACAATCAACATCATCCAATGTTGAGCAGGGTTATTTACAGGGATTGCAGAATAAGATCCTCAGTGATTCTCCAAAGAATCAGACTTATGTAACATCATCTGATTTCGGCGCAGCACATGAATTATTCTCAGCCAATATTTTTGATCCAATGCTGCCGGGAGGAACAAACGGCGTAAGGATGCTTTGGTGTAACCAGGCTTACAGAAATTTCTTCTATGTACTGAAAAGAGATAAGCCGGGCATTGAGATAACGGATGCGGATGATTTCAAGGGAGTATTCGGAATATCCACAATTGAAAAGGTCAAGACAGGAGACGGAACATTCTATCTGTTCGTTGATCCTATCATAAATACAGTTTACAGCAATAAAGAGGAACCATACGGAATGGCTTTACACTTAGGAAATCTTGAATTGAAAGTTATCCAGGATACCATTTTGAAAGCCAATATTCAGAATAACGATGAAGATGGAACCAAAGATGAGTACCTAACTGAATTTACGTACATTCTGACATTACCGGAATGTTTCGGTATAATCAAGAAAGCGTAATTCAGATCAGAATGAAATTCAAAGCTGGCGATTCACAGTAATTGCCAGCTAATTATAATAAATAAAACAAAACAAAGTTATGAAAGTCTATAAATACGGCGGAATGGGTAAGGGAAATACGCTTATCAAAGCCGGTGAGGAAAAAATCAATGTAGTTGTACAGGGAGACGGAACAATCATTGCTCATAATGAGGCAGAAGAAAGGATAATCGAGGAATCTAAGCAATTCAAACAGGGAATAATCAGGGAGGCAACTCCGCAGGAAATTACCGGCGTGGATGCTGAGGCAGTCCTGATCGAACAGCAAAAGACAATCCAGGCTTATATGCCGTTTATGGATTCACAAATGATGAGCAAGCTGAAAAATGTTCCTGCAGAGGGACTTGAATCAATAAAACAGCATATTCTTGAAGTGCTTAATTTCTATGAATCCAATCCGGTAAATGATCAGCCGGGGTTTGTCATGGGATCGAATGAAAACTCAAGTGCTTTTGAGGGCGGTAATGCAAATGCAGGCCAGGAGAAATCAAAAATGAAAGATAAAGAACTGCCTGAATTTGATGCTATCACAGTTGCCGAGCTGAAAAAACTACTTGAAGATAAGCAGATCACGTATGACGAAAAAGCAAAAAAGCCGGAATTGTATGATCTGGCGAAACAGATATTTGTCTAAACTTTAACTAAACTTTAACTAAACTTTAACTAAAATGACTGAATCAGAAAGCCTATTGGCTAAACAAATAAGAAACATGTCCGGTATCCGCAGTGATCAGCCTATTCAACCTCTTACATTTGATGAGCAGGTTGTTGCATCTGTTCCTACCGGGGGAAGATTAATTTACAGTGGATTAATCGAACAAACCGGAACAGGTTTACCGATTGTATATGCTGCAAGTGAATATAATCCTTTGTCTTTAACTAAAAATCATACCAGGGAATCTGCCGGATATTACAAAATGAAGTTTTTTGGTACGCAACTGCAGAGCATGAATCACGATTTACGCAGAGTGGCCGCTTTTGCTCAGAGTTCACATCTGACACACATAGTAAGTCTTTGTGTATCTCCGTATTGGGAGAGCAATGACGGAGTGTATAATCTTCAATTGTGGGTTACAAATTGGAGGCATAACCATTCTGTACCGGCCTTAATGGATGAGTTGAGATTCAACTTGGAAATTAAGGTGTTTTAACTAACTAACAATTTTCAATAAAATCTAATTTAAAAGAAATGAAAAACTTACAAAAAAGACTCAGCCAGGCTTTACTTGGAGGAGGCTTAAAAAAGCATATATCTTCAATGGTTCCAATTACCAGAGCTGATCTTATTGGTGTAATAAGAGAGGCAAGCGGAGTGGTATTTGCAGGCGCATTTACGTTAAACGGATCAAATACATTTATTTTGGGATATGATGATGTTGAACTTGATCCGAGAGTAAACGATACAAGCGGTGTGTTCAATCCCTATGGTTATGACGGTGTTCAATCTGCAGCAACTAATGGAAAATATACATTAGCATTTAGAAACACTGATACTTCTGTAACTTATAACAAAGGTACGTTAATTGCTAAATGTCATACACTTAAAAAATCTGCATTTGGTTTTGCAAAACGCATCGAAAAATGCGAGGTATCTGCAGTAGATAATACAGGAACTACAAGAGGATTTAATGTTGCATTTGCTCATGGAGAGGAAACAGAACCGGATGATAATATGAGTGAGGGAGACATTATTTACATAGAAGTCCTAAAACTTGACTAATGGCAGCAGGGGATATTTCAAGAAGATTAGTCTCTGACATCAGAGACGAACTGAGTGATCAGTCAAGAGAGCTGATCAAGACGGATAATGCGATCTATAATAAACTTACGCATTACCAAAAAAACGCTATGATGTTTTTTCAGACATCCAGGGTTGAGTATGGGTATCCCTTAACGCAGAATAAATCCGATTATTATATCAATGAACGGATTATGAACATTACCAAAGTTGATTGGAATGATGAATTAAAAGATGAATTAGGCGCATTGCCTGTTTACACGTTACCGAAAACTACTCCGTATGATGATACAAGAAAGATCATACTTACTCAATCGGATAAATTCGTAACAGGCAGAGATGAAATGACAGTTATTGCTTTTATAAGGCCGTTGGAAACGGATGTAATTTCAGCAACAAAAGATCCAATCATTGAAACAGGGTATCATTTTTTGCTGAAAGAGTGTGTCTTATCGCATTACAGACATCTGCATCCGGAGTTCCGGCCATTAGAGACAGTGGAAAGAGATATAAAGCGTACAGCTTTAAAAATAAGGGCGCTTGAAAGATCACAGGTAAAACCAATGATTTCAACAAAACTTAACTTTTAAGTGAATTATCATGCCAAGCATAAAAGATGATCTATATAATTTAATATTCAGGGATTTACAGCATAAGTCTCTTACAAACCTTACTGATGAAGAAGTACAGCTATTCTTTGACACGTGGGTAAATACCGGAGTATCTGGAACATCAGATGTACCGGAAGAATTACCGCAGGGTGTCATGTATTATGATGAGGAGGCAAATAAATTATATATTGGAAGATCAGACGGAACAGTACAGCAGTTAATTGCTCTTGACGATATACTCAAAGCAGAGAATTACAATGATGATGAAATGATCATTAAAAAAACTGTTACCGGCATCGAGCAATGGAGTTCAATTACAAAAGCAGATGTAAGAGGATTCCGCAGGTATGCAGGACTAATATCACAGTATTATGATGAAGATGCTGAACTATGGAAATTTACTTCTCCGCAGTTGATAGAAAATACAATCGGTACAACAATAACAGGCACAGGAGGATTAAGGAGAGTAAGTACAGGAGTATATACTTTGACATTCACATCAGCCGTAATGCCTAATATATACAAAGTAGCATTACAGCCGGCAATTATGCTTGATACATTCGGTGATCATATTGCTGGTTTTTTGTCAGGAATGTATGGTAATAATACTACATCACAGATTGAGTTTCGAGTGTACAATTTTGCAAATGTACTAACAGACGTATTATTAAATGTAACTCCTTTTGAAGTAATTTATACTCCATAAATTAATGAATACTCCTCCTCAAACATATAAGGAAATAACTAAGGTCCTGATCGGAATACCTGGATCTCTTGACTTGGAACCGGCACAGGTAAGATGTTTCAATGCAGGTTACAGCCTTATATCCGACACTAAGTTTCCTGGAGAGATCAAAGTCCTTGAAAATGATTCATTCGCTTATTCTTTGGATTATGCTCAAAAGTACGGATTTCAAATGGTAATGAGGCCGACAGGCACATTTGCAAGCCTGACAAGTGAGAATTATCAATTAGCTTTAAGATATTACAGGGATTACGGAATACAGTATATATGTCCTGCAGGCAGTAATCAGTACCGGCACAATGTATATACGACAGGATTAATTAATCCTATCATTACAGGCGCGGGTGAGGTTGGAAATGCGACAGGGTATGGAGTGGAGTTTTACGGAAAAGATGTTGTTTTCGGTCCTGATGTCATTCTCAGAATGAGACAAGAGGGAACAGTCTATCCGATTGAGTACATTAAGCGGATAAGTTCATCATTAATATCCGTAAAATTAACAGGAATTACAGATGTAACTACAATCGGCTTTGATGATCATGGAATACCTTGTACCTTTTCCGGAGTAACAGGAACGGATATAAGTCCTTTACCAAACGGCGTAAAATATACCACATTTGCAGGAGGCAGTGAAATTCATATTACTCATACGACTACTGCAGGCACAATAGGGAATTTCCAGGCAGTAACCGGAGGAAATCTTATGTTCGGCTTATCGGCTAATAATGTTTATATCCGTACTACTTATTGGAATTTGTGGAATGTGGGAAATGTATATTTATCAGGGATCACAGGATTCCAATACTTGCCAAACGGAAATCATCAGTCCGGCAATTATTACAATGCAGACGGATTCGGAGACAAATTCTCAATTGTGTTTAACCTTGGAACCGGGTCCGGAACCTTACTTGGAACTGCTAAGGTAAACACTTCATCGTATGGAAATCCTTATGTTGCAGGCATAATAGCAGCTTTGGTTAATCATCATAAAGTAACGATCTGGCAGGCAAGGTATATTTTGCGAATGACATCATCCGGAGGAGGAGTATTAAATACTTATGACGGATATGGAAAAGTAGATGTTTCTGCAGCAAAGAGCTATTCCGGTAGTTTCATTGCAGATCCTTATCTGAATATCGGCACAATAGGAACGATCTCAGGAGTACATCAGTCTCCGGAGGAAATAATCTTAACCATTCCTGACGTTGCTAATGCCACACATTTAGAACTATATCAAAACGGCGTATTAATTGATACGCTTGCCTCATCCGGCAGATCAGGAGTAAATTTTGGTAAGAATATCACATTGACAAGAAAGTTATATTCTGAGGGAAAGTATTATTACAAGTACAGGGCAAGGATGAATACTGCTCAATATACAGCGTTTTCCAATGAAATAAGTTTTAAATGTTTTAAAACTTTTAGAATTGCCGTTTAATGAAAACAATCATTGTCATATTGCTGTTTGTGGTTACATCTGTAACCTATTGTCAGGTAAGTTTCCAGGATATTGGAAACAGCAGGCTTATTGATACAAACGGCAGATTGTATGTGATCCCGAAACCAGGCAGGACATTAGGCAGTTTTAACGTGATCAAGCCGTTAATCGCTGATTCATCATTCACTGTAAATGGCGTTTCAACATTCTTAGGCAAAATTATCGGTGATATTAACATTACAGGGGATTTTCTTGTCAATGATGTACCATTGACTACAAGTACAGATACAAGTCTTTTATTGCATAAATACGATTCATTGAGGTTTCCTCTGAGATTGTGGAGTATTAACGGACATTATTTATCAGGGAGTTTTTCAATAACAAAATCTGATCTTGGAATTGATACGACAGCTTATTTCATCCGGTCATTAAATAATACCTTATCGGGACTTAATACTTTTTCAGGATATAAAAATACTTTTAAGAGTTTATACTTGACTTCCGGCGGAAACGACACGATTAAAGTAACAGATAATAACGATCTCGTTTATTCCATTGGCGACACTACAAGAGCAACCTTAACAAAACTCGGCAATTTTAACTTGCAGTCAGACCTTAATTTAAATACACGATATTTAAAACTGACGCTTGGAGCGCTTTCAACGTTTCCTACTATTTATGCAGGGTTGTGGCTCGCACAAGCATCTCCAAGTGCATCAAATTATTTATTGTTGGGCAGTGCTTCACAATCATTTATAAACGCTCCAAGCGCGAATATTCAGTTCAGGGTTGGCAACGCAACGTTTCTGTCTGTGGGGGGGACAGGGTTAGAAATAACCTCAACCGGAAATACAACTCCGAGTGGAAGCAGACTTAAAATTATGGCGGGAAGTTCAACGGTTTCATTAATTAATTTAACAAGCGGAACTTTAAAAAGCTCTTCCGTTGCTGGTGATTTAGAATTTAATACGGATAATTTATATTTTACGCAGACTACAAATACTGCGAAGAATACGATTGCATTAAATAGAGCAGATACAATGTCTACTTATTCAAGTTCTGTTACAGTGCCGATGAATGGTTCTTTAAAGAAAGTAGCAACAAATCAAAATTGTACATTAAACGCAACAGGTGGTGTAGCCGGTAGTTCAATAGTTTTTTATTTTAGTAATTCGTCCGGGGCTGACAGAACTATAACATTTGGAACAAATTTTAAAACAGCGTCTACATTAGTAGTTGGATATGCAACAGCAGGTACAGATGAAGCGACAATTACATTCATTTGCTTGGATGGGACTACTTGGGTCGAAACAGCAAGGATAGGAGCTTTCTAAATTTAAAGAAAAGTAAAATGAAAACAGCAGACGTAACATTAGTTTATTCGAAAAAAGGTAAAAAGCTTCAGCTACATGTTTATATCAAGCGGACATCAGCCGAAGTATTTAATATGGGAAATTCCTCTTTCTTGATAAATTTTACAAAAAACTCTTTGAATACTCCAAAACTTACTTTTTCACGAAAGAAATATTCTTCAGAAAGTTATAAACCGATCTGGATAGCGGAAGTTTTGATCAACAGATGTGTTGGTATTCAGGTTGAATGTGTTGGTACAGGAAAGCCTGTATTAAATACAGGGAAGTACGGAGAGAAAATTGCCACAGTTGAAATGATTATGAATAACGAGAATTATAATTTACAGTGGAGATCCAGAGATACGGAGGTTGTTACTCCGGATAAGCAGAAAGTAGAGACAATTTATACAATAGTTCAGATATAA